CTGTTGTAGAACCCTTCACACACGTTCCCTCTGATCAGAGAAAAAGGAAAAAGGAAATGGCGAATCAGCAGCAAGCGGTCGATTTCGAAGTACAGATCAACACCGAAGGCGTTCAGGAATTCGGTGGCGACGGTGGTGGGGGCGCACCCGAGGTAGAGCCCGGTGAGTACGTCCTCGACTGCGTCGACATCATCCAGGACACGAGCAAGAACCAGAATTCGATGCTCGTCGTCACGTTCGAAGTCGTCGAAGGCGAAGCCGCCGGCAAGCAGCTCAAGGGCTGGTACACGCTGACCGACAAGGCGCTCGGCCGCATCAAGAAGCTGCAGATCGCGTGCGGCGCTCGTCTCGATGCGATCCGCTCGTCGGAGATCCGTGGCGCGCGCATCCGCGCGACCGTCGTGCATCAGGAAGGCGAGCAGCGCAACCGCCCGGACGGCACGCCGTTCCCGGTTCGCGTGTTCGCGAAGGTCGTCAACGAGCGCCCGCTCGAAGACGTCCAGCCCGAGCCCGTGGCGCCCCCGCCGCCGGTCACTCGCGGCAACAACAAGGCCGCGACGACTCGTCGCGCCTAGTTGGTTCTGCAACCCGGGACAAGTCGGATGTACCGACATCGAAGCGGGCGTACAGCCCAGGACGATGCCGACGCCGGTCGAGCGAAAGCTCTTTGTTGCTTCCGAGTGGAACCGGCTCCCACGTAGGACGGAAGTGGGCTCTGTGAGAGACGTTAGCAGCGACGGACTGTGCTCACGTGCTGCATTGAAGAGCGACCCGCAAGGGTCGCTCTTCTCTTTTCGGGGGTTGTACGTACGTGCGATCCCGTACGCAGACCTGTCCGGAGCGATCTCACTCAGAAAATTCGTCGGAAAAAACTTGCGACGTTCGATCTCGCTCCGCTAGAAGGGACGAGGCGCGCGATAGCGCGTCCAACACAAACACGAATGACACGCCAGGGGGCTGGCCTGCATGAAGACCGCGAACGCGACACGGCTGTGCCGTGACGAAAACTGCGAGCGTTTCGAGGTTCACTACGAGCACGAGTGCGGCGTGGTGGACGACTCCGAGCAAGACGACGACACCGTCGACGTTTCGCTCTCCTACTGGCCGACCTGGGTGAAAGCGCGCGAAGCTGTCACACGTCGCGCCGAGGCACCGTGGCGCAAGAGCGCGCCCAAGGCGCTGGACCATTCGATCGCGAAGTCGATATCCCGCACGTACCCCAAGCCGTTCCACGTGATCCTGCGTGACGTCGAGGAAGATTACGGCGAGGTCAACCCGCGCACCGCACAGCGGCGCCTGAAGAAACTCGTCGAGCGCGGGCACTTCCTGCGCATCGATCTCGGTCGCCGGCTCTACGCATACTTGCGGCCTGGCTCGACGCTCGTGCATGACACCGATCTCATGCGCGAGCAGCTCGATGACCTGGTGATGCAGTAGTGCCGCTGCTCCGTGGATCTCTCCACGGGGCGAAGTGCGAAGACTGCCCGCTATCGATCAACGGTCGACCGCTTCGTCCCGTGTTCTCCGAGCACCCCGAGAAACCTCTGTGGGTTCTCATCGGGGAAGGGCCGGGCCGTACCGAAGTGCAGGTGCAGCGCCCGTTCCAGGGGAGTCAGCAGATCGTCGAGAAGATGCTGACCAAGATCGGTCGGCGTCGCGACGAGCTTGCGCTCACGACCGCCGTGCTGTGTGGCGCACCGGTCGGCACTGTCCCCGAGGCGCTGCGCGACAAAGCCGTCGCAGCGTGCAGCGGACGGCTCCAGGCCGAGCTGGCGCAATGGCCCGGCATCCCGGTGCTCACGATGGGCGCGGTCGCGGCGCGGGCGGTGATTCCCAAGGCGACGCTCGACGCGATCGATCCGCCAGACGTTCCCAAGACGAAGAAGAAGAGCCAGAAGGAGAAGCAGAAGGCCGAGGCCAAACTGCTCGTGAAGACCGCGAAGAAGGAGGCTCGCGACATCGCTAAGATCGCAGCCGCCCGGCTCAAGCACAAGGTCGCGGTCCGAAAAAAGCAGCTCTACGACGAGGCGATGCGACCGCTGCCATCGGAGCCGTTTCGTCGACGGAAAAAGCCGTCCCGCGACCTCGTCGAGCGGTGGCTCGCATCCGACACCCCGAAGATGAAGGCGAGAGCCGACGCCGAGGCGATCCAGGAGTACGAGCTGGGCTTCAAGGAGCGCGAGCTGGCAGCGCAGTACGAGATCGCGCACCCCAAGCCGAAGAAGCCGGCGAAGTCCAAGCCGATCAAGATCACCGACATCGTATCGACGTGCTTCGACGTCGACATCGACGGCTCGGGACCACGCCCGGTCATCCCGACGATCCATCCGGTGACGCTGCTCAAGGGTGGTGGCGCGACGATCGGCGGTACGCACACGCCCGACCTCGCGTTCATCAACCTCTACTACGACGCCGGCAAGGTCGACGCGCTCGCACGTGGCGTCGATATCCGGCTCAAGTTGAACGTCGAGACCGAGATCGCGAGCATCGATCGCACGGTCCAGCTGCTCCGCGAGATCGTCTTCACGGCGATCGAAGAGGGCGAGGCCGCGATCGACCTTGAGACCTACGTCGAGGATCCGGAACGACATCACGCCCTGATGGCGTACATGGCGAAGATCCGGACCATCGGCATCGCGACCGAACACCGGTCGATCTCGCTGATGTGGGACCTGATCCCAGGGTGGGCGCAGAGCTACGTGCAGATGCTGCTCGGGCACCACAAGGTCATCAAGACGTTCCACAACGGGCTCTACGATCGCACCGTGTTCCTCGCGAACGGCTTCAACCTCGAAGGCCCGTGGGAGGACACGCTGCTCGCGCACCACGCCGCGTTCCCGGGCTGCGCGCACAAGCTGCAGGTCGTCACGAGCCAGTTCTTCGCGGTGTCGCCGTGGAAGAGCGAATTCCGCAACGCCGAGGAAACGCCCGAAGGGCTCACCACGTACAACGCGAAGGACACCGGTGCCACACGGGCGCTACGACCGGCGCTGACGGTCTGGGTCAAGCGGACCGGGACCGAGAAGATCTACGCGCTCGATCGCAAGATGTCCGAGATCGCCAGCAAGATGCACCTGGCGGGCATGCCGGTGGACCGAGGGGTCAACACCGAGCTGCTCAACACGTTTTCCAAGAACGTGAAGGAGTCGCGGCAAGCCGTCGATGACGTCGCTGCGGACCCGAAGATCCGGGAACAGATGTTCCATCACCTCGCGTTGCAGCAGGCGCAGAAGGCGAGGAAGAACGACCCGTCCGAGTACGTCACGCCCGAGGGTGTGACCGTCCGCGAACTAGAAGCACGCTACTACAGGCGTCTCGACGAGATCAAATACAACAGCAAGTGGAAGTGGAAGGTCGGCTCGGGCAAGCACATTGCCGCGCTCTTGCTCGCGCTCGGCGTCGGGCTCCACCAGACGACCGCTAGCGGTCAGATCTCGACGAAGAAGGACATCCTCGAAACGCTCACGAACGTCCCGGTCGTTCGCGACATCCTGACGTTTCGCGAGAACGACAAGCTGCTCTCGACGTTCATCTGGCAGATCTTCGATCGCTTCGACCGCGACGGAAACCTGATCCAGTACGGCTACGCCGACGGCGACGATCGCATCCACCCGATCTGGGTCGTCCACAAGATCACCGGTCGCTGGGCGTCGAGCGAGCCCGTCGTCTCCAACGTCCCGAAGGACAAATACCGCAAGCTCGCCGACGGCACCAAGCAGATCGTCCGGCCCAATCTCCGTCGACAGATCGTCGCTCCACCCGGGCGTATCTTCGTCGGCTTCGACTTCGCGCAGCTCGAAGCACGCATCATCGCGCTGATCTCGGGCGACCCGTTCCTGTGCGACGTGTTCGCTCGCGGCATGGACATCCATCGCGAGTGCGCTCGTGTGGTGTTCCCGCAGTTCGACACGCTGCCCAAGGACGATCAGAAGCAGGCACGCGATCTGGTGAAACCGCTGGAGTACGGCGCGTTCTACGGCGGCGCTGTCGAGACCTTGTGGAAGGACCTCCTCAAAGAAGGCCGGCAGATCTCGCTCGCGAACGTCGCCAAGGCGGTCGCGACGTTGATGGCGAAGATGGCCGGCGTCGTTCGCTGGCAGCAGGAGACGGTGCGCAAGGCGAGCTTGCCGCCGTTCATGATCAAGGAATTCCTCTACGGTCGCTGCCGCACGTTCCCGCTCGGCCAGGTCGAGGCAACGGAGGCGATGAACTTCGGCGTTCAGGCAGCCGGCGCGAGCATCATGAACACCGGCATGGCAATCGCAGACGACGGTTTATCAGCCTACAAGGAGGCGTTCGCCATCGCGCAAATCCATGACGCTGCGGTCTTCGAGTGTTGGGAAGACGACGCACCACGGCTCGCGGAAGACGTCGACCGGTGGTTCACGCAAAGCTACGAGAGCGGTGGCCGTTCGATCCCGTTCACGGTTGATGTGAAGATTGCGAAATCGTGGGCTGACGTATGACTGAGATAGAGCGCTTCTGGTCGAAAACAAAGCAAGACGGGGCGTGTGTCGTCTGGACCGATAGCCTGTCCGCGCACGGACTGTCGGACCCTCCTGGTAGAACGCTGGGATGTTCGAAATTGGCTCCGACCGATGGCCGGGCATCTCGAAGCTCGTCGAGGAATGCGGCGAAACGCTGCAGGTCGCCGGCAAGCTGATGGGCACCAAGGGCGAGATCAAACACTGGGACATGGCGAATCGTGCGACAGCGCCCAACGCGACGGAGAACCTCACCGAACGGCTGCAGAACGAGCTGGCTGATCTGCAGGCAGCGATCATCTTCGTCACGCGGCACTGCAACCTCGATCTTCTCGCGATCAGTGAACGATCATCCCGCAAGCTGGAGCGTTTCGAGATGTGGCACCGACAACAGACCGCCGAATCGATTCGGTGATGTCGGCCACCAACGGGCACAATAGCAACGGCCACAACGGCCACAACGACCATGATCTCGACGCACAGCTTGATCTCGATTTGCTAGAAGACGATCCCGAAGTCGTGCGGCCTTGCAGCGAGCGCCTTGGTTACGGTTCGTGGTGCTTCCTGCCGGACGGGCACGATGGCAATCACGAAGGCGTCCCGCCCGTGTACGGGCCGGTTGAAGAGCGCCCGAGGCTGTGGCGCGAGCACAAGGGTTATACCCGATGAGCAAGAAACTCCTCGACCAGTTCGGCAACCCGTACTCCGACAGCTACTGCACACCGCCGTGGCTCACGCAGCGGCTGCCGATGGTCGATCTCGATCCGTGCAGCAACCCGCGCTCGACCGTCCGCGCTCGTCGACGGTACTCGCTGGAAATGCGGCTCGACGGGCTCAAACTGCCGTGGGTCGGCTCGGTGTTCCTCAACTGGCCATACAGCGATCCGCTGCCGTGGGCGATCAAACTGCGCGAGGAGCTGGCGTCCGGTCGCTGCACGCAGGCGATCGTGCTGTGCAAGCACGATTCGTCGACGGAATGGTGGCGTGAGCTGGTGAAGGGCGCGACACCAGATCAGTGGCAGTTCTTCTCGCGCATCCAGTTCGACGAGCCCAAGGAGCTTGTCGCCGATCGCGTTGCGAAGTTCGTCGCCGAGGGCAAATCCGCCAAGTCCGGCGAGAAATCGTCGAACAACTTCTGCTCGACGATCATCCATCACCGAGGACAAAACGCGCAGCTCGTGCTCGAAGACTTCGCCGATCGGTGGGTCCGGATCGCCGCGTAACCGTCAGCGTTCGGGGCTACGGCCGGATCCGCCTGGCAGTCGGACGCTTGACGCTAGTTTTGACGTGTGGGAACGTCAGTGCATGGCAAAGCGCAAGCGTAAGTCCCTGGCAGCGAAGCGTGCAGGCAAGAAGTGCAAGAACGGGTTCCGCAAGGGCTCGGCTCGTTGCCTGAAGCGTCCGCGCAAGCGCCGCAGCAAGTAAGACCGTCGTCGTCTTCTGATCTGACGTCGCGTTCTACGCGGTAACCTGGGAGGCACGATGCACTTGCTCACGCAATGGGAGCAATCTCCCACGTACGACCCGTACAACCCGAACCAGATCATCCGAGAGCCGAACAACATCGGCATCCCGGGCGGCGCGTACGGTTCGTTCTACTTCAACAAGCAGCCGAACACCGTCAGTCAGGTGCTCGGCGGCTTCAGCTTCGGCGGGCTTCCCCCGTGGGGCCAGGCGTTGATCGTCGGCACGCTCGCGGCCGGCATCGGCTTCTACGGCCTGAAGTATGTCGGTCCCAAGGTCGGGCTTCGCGGTCTGGCCGGCCCTCGTCGTCGGCGTAGGCGAACCTGATGTCGAACCTCCCCGGGTCCCCGACGTACCGGCTGCGCCTTCACACCGGTCCGGTGAAGGAGGCGCGGCGCTCGGTCGCGCGCCAGCTCAAGCGGGCGAAGATCAAGGTCGCCGTCAGCGGCACCGAGCACGTCTACGCCGACGTCAAGGCGAACAGCTGCGAGGACGCTCAGATGCGGCTCGCCAAGGCGCTCCAGAAGAAAGGTCTGCGTCGGCTGTCGACGCAGGCATTCTCGACGAGCTGCACGCGGAGGCGCTGATGGCCAAAGCGAAGTGCCACGTTGAATTCGTCACCGGGCGCGGCGGTCCTGCCGCTGTCCTGATGGACGATCGCGGTCGGTCACTCAACGTGATCAACTATCCCCGCGATCACCACCTCACGCCGAAGGCGAAAACGGCGGCTCGCCGTCGTCTGATGCGCGGGTGCCAGGAGCTGTCGCGCTCGCTCGGCGGTGCCAAGCGCAAGCGGAGACGCTCTCGCTGATCATCAAGGGCCGGGCACGCTGCTCTACTACTCGGGCTCGTGCGTCCGCAGCGACTACAAGACCGGCGATCCGCGCAAGACCGGCAGCCTCGCCGGCAAGCGACGCAAGCGCCGTCGTTGATTCGATCTTGACAGCCCTGTACGCTCGGGTGCATGGCCAAGCGGATCGACGATAGCCACCAGCCGTTCAAGCGCACGGGCGCGATCGGCCCTGGCCCCAAGAAGCGCCCCAAGCTCCACCAGGAGCGCGACTGGGAGTGCCAGAAGGGCAAGAACACCAAGACCCACTACGTGCAGGTCTGCACGTACGTCGGCGACAACCGCAAGCGGCGCGGCAAGAAGGTCAAGGTGCTCCGCTCGAAGAAGTCGAAGAAGAGCTACAACAAGCTCTGGCGGAAGTGGGCCAAGCGCAACGCGCGCATCCAGGCGCTGCAGAACAAGGGCGCCAAGACCGGCTACCGCTGCCGCAAGACGCCCGCGTCCAGGTGCCGCTAATGCCGGCGATCATGGCGCTCGAAGGCCCGAAGAACCTCGGCGCGGTTCGCGTCACGCTCGGTCCGCGTGGTCGCAACGTCGCCACGTCGACGCTCGGGCCGGTCGCGGGCCCGCTCGGGCTCGTCATGCGCGGTCGCGGCGGCGCGACGCACACGCTGATGGGCGTCACCGACACGATCAAGGCGCATCCGTGGGCGATCGTCGCCGGCATCCTGTTCGGCGCGTACGCGCTGACCAAAGGCTGGTCGCCCGGCATGATCTGGGGCGGGCACCAGGCGGCGCACGCTCGCAACAAGTCGCTGCACGGTCGGAGGCGGCGCTGATGGCGCGGCGCGGGGCTCCAGTCCGGGCCACGCTGCTCTGCGCGATCAAGTTCTGGTCGATCGACGACGGCAAGACCGCCACGCTGCGTTCGGGCGTGCGCAGCGTCGTGCGCAAGCAGGGATTCACACCGGCCGCGATCGATCGCGCCGAGCGTGAGCTGGCTCGCGAAGGCAAGATTCAAGTCGGCGGCACGCGGAGCGGCAAGACGCTCAAGCTGCTCGACGACGTCAACTGCTCGACGGTAAAACTCGCGCCGTGGACGGATGACGGTTACCCCGGCGCGTCGCTCTCCGGGCGCCGCCGCAAGCGGAGGCACTGATGGCTCGTCGTCGGAAAAGCAAAGGGCTCAGAGGGCTCGGGTATCACTCGATCCAGCGGTTCACGATTACCGGTTGTACGCCCAAGCGGGTTTACACCAGTGTCGTTGACGTCTTACTCGCGGCCAAGCACCGCTCGAAGCGGACGAGCAAGACCTGTAAAGTCTCGCACGGGCTCCCCGGCGCCGAGCGTGAGATCGCGTCGTGCGCCGACCGCAAGTGCCGCACGGTCAGCGGCAAGGCGATCAGCATGCGCAAGCTCTACGAGATGGAGCAGGGCGCCAAGCCCGAAGCCAGCGGTCACGGCAAGCGCGGCAAGGCGGTGCGGAACATCCGCGCCAAGGGCGCCCGCAGGGTCAAAGGCAAGCGGGTGTTCTGATGGCCAAACGTAAGCGCAAGCAGCTCGCCGGGCTCGTCGACGATGTCCGCCATGGCTGCCGCGTCACGATCGTCACGCCGCAAGGTCAGCAGCGCACCGGTCGCGCGGTGATGCGCGGCCCTGCCGGCTGGGTGCTCAACATGGGCGGCAAGCACGGCACGCCGGGCATCGCGAGCGACAAGAACATCATCCGTGTTCACTGCAAGAGAGGCTGACATGGCGAAAGCGGTTTGTATCGAACACAAAGGCGGCAAGTGCGTACGATGGCGCATCGGTGGCGCCACGGTCACGCTCGCCGGTCTCGGCGGTCCCCGAGCGTCTCGGAGAGCGCAGTCATGTGTCTCTCGCGAGATCGCCAAGCACTGCCGGAAGAAACGTGGCAAGGGCTGCAAGATTCCGTCGGTGAGCAAGCAGGCGCAGGCCATCGCTTACAGCATCTGCCGCCGCAAGGGCTTCCGCTCGATCGCAGCTCGCTAGCGGTACTGCGGGTGTTCCTGTAGGAACTTGCGACGCGCTGCTTTGGCGCCCTCGGTGTCGTTGTCGTTCTCGACGAGCGCCGGGTACGACGCGATCCGCTTGCCGGAATCCTCGTCGTAGAAGTCGCGACCGTCCTGGTAGAACTGGCCGGTCCCGAGGAGCCCGCCCGCACGCTTGCGCCGCGTCTTGAAGACGTAGACGCCACCACCGATGACGATGAGCGCGAGTGCGAGCCACAGCCACGGGAACGGCTTGGCGACGACGGGCGCAGTGCCGGTGACGTTGATGATCTCACCCGTGTTGAGGCTCGCTAGGAGCGTCTGCACGGTGTCTGGATCGCCGCCGATCGCGATGGCCTTGTCGGCGACCTGGTTCAGCTCGGTGCCGGTGTACTTCGCCATCTCGGCGTACGCCTCTTCCCATGAGCCGCGTGACAGGGCGTCGACGATGATCTGGGCGGAAGCGTACGTCGGCGACACGGCGGCGAGGGAGAGCATGCCGCGATGCTACCACGGCTGATGTATCGTCACGGAATGTCGCTCGCTGACGCCCCACCGTGGACCCTGCGGTTCCTCACCGACAATTGGGACACGATCGAACGCGGTAGCATGACCGAATGGATGCCTCGCGAGGTCTCCGGGTCAACGGCCCGAAAGCGGCGCGCCGACGCCTTGGGATGCGGCCACTACGGCTGCGTGTTTCTCACCAACACCCCGGGGCTGGTGATGAAGATCAGCTCGGACGCCTCGGAGGCGACGTTCATCAACGCGGCGCTCAAGCTCGGCGAGTGGCCCAGCGGAATCGTTCAGTACAAGGCGATCCTCGATCTGCCCGGCGCGCATCGCGGGCGCCCCGTGTTCATCATCTGGCGGGAAGAAGCCTTCGACGTCGGTAAGCCTGACCGCGAGCACTACGCCTACAAGGAATTCGAGCGGTACCACGAGGCGTACATGCACGCGGCGCGGGTGATCCGCGAATCGTCGACGAAGGCGACTTGGCGCAAGCAGCTTGCCGACGCGCACCAGTACGAAGAGTGGGCGTGGAACAACGTCATCTGGGAAGACGGCGCGCCTGTGCGTAAGGGCTACGGCATGACGTCGACGCCGCCGTTCCTGCGCTTTCGCGGCGGGCAGCGGCTCGCGGCGGCGTTCCGCATCGTGCAGATCTGTTTCGAGATGATGGAGAACACGGCGTACGCGCATGAGGTTGGCGCGGCGCTGACGTTCTACCTGGAGCACGGCATCTTGCTCGCCGACGTCCACCTGAACAACATCGGCAAGGTCACGCGGCACGATCCCGACTACGGCGATCAGACGTACACGGTGATCACCGATCCTGGCCATGCTGTGTTCTTCAAGTAGCTCGTGCTACACCGCCCTCGGAGCGTCGGGTCGTAGAGCTAGGGTTACCTTGATAACGTATACCCCTGGTTCGTTTTTCATCCGCCAATCCCGTGTCTGACCCTCGTGGTATCCACCACTGATGGGACTCTTCAATTGGAAGAACACCGTGCGCGAGGTCGTCGGCGATCTCGAAAACGAAGCACGCAAGGCCGATCTCGAAGGCGATCAAGCGGTCTCCAAGATGCTGCGCATCGTCGCGCGCATCGTCATCGTACGTTTTCTGAGCTAGCGGAGTCGCTTGAACGCCGCTGCGTGCTCGCGCTCTTCCTTGCGCGCATGCACGAGGGCTTTTTTCAGCTTCGCGCTCTCGGTCTTCGCGAGCCGCTTGGTGTACGTGCTGACTGCCTGGCGTTCTTCCTTGTACGAGCGCCTGGCCATCTCGCGATCGAGTCGGACTCCGTCGAGATCGTCCTCGTCTTCGTCCGGCTGAGCTACGAACCGTTCGTGGCGTGCTCGAGAGCCGTGTATGCGCGCGTTCCGCGCCGCGAGAATCAGCGCGTGCATTTTCTTGGGCGAGACCTTCTTGAATCGAGCGAGCTTGGTCATCGGCGGCGGGCTCGATTCGCCGCTGGCCCACGCTTCGGCTCTCCTCGCGTACTCCTCGGGGGTCCGGCTCTCGGCTGCGATTACCTTGAGCATGTCGAACGCGCCGAGTGGGCGCGTCTTGGCGGTCTTCCAGACGAGCAGTCCGAACACACCGATCCCGGCGCCGACGGCGATCTTGAACCACGGGATCTTGGTCGTGTCGATCACAGCTCACATTATCACCATGCAGGCTCTTGATGTAGGATGGCGATCGTGCCTTACGCCGTGATCGACCCCGACGGAAACGTTCGCGATGTCGTCCCCGGTGTTGATGCTGCCGTGCAAGTTGCGTCGCAGTTCTCGCCGATCGTCCAGGTCGAGAACGGACCTGCGCCGCAATCGGGTATCGGTGGTGCGCTCGGGGCGCTCAACCTCGATCGCCCGGCGCACGCGCTGAAGATGTGCGGCGTCCCACGTACGGCGCTTCCCGACGACAACGTGATGACGTTGGAGCAGGCGCACGCGCTCCTGTTCCCGTACTTCCCGACGAAGCGATTCAACCGCACACGTGGCGGCGTCGAGGTCAACGAGTGGATCCCGGTCACCGCGTACGACTCGCCCGAGAAGATGTCCGATCGCCTGCTCGGGCAGAACTACAAGACCGCGAAGAAAGACCTCGGCATCGAGGAGAACACCGACGTGCAAGGTCTCTCACTCCTGCCGGCGCGCTCGCTCGCGAAGGAGCCGGGCTTCCAGAAGATCAACGCCTGTGTCGGCGCCTCGGCCGCGTGCATCGCGTCGTGCCTCGTGTACTCGGGCCGCAACACGATCGACCCGTACAACTCGATCGTCAAAGCCGCGCGCTACAAAGCGCTCGTCGGTCAGCCGGTGGCGTTTTTGCGCATGCTCTCGGAGAACATCCGCCGCCACAGCCGCATCCGCAACGCAGAGCCCTACGTCCGGCTCAACGTGTTCTCGGATCTGCCGTGGGAGCTGATCTGCCCCGAGCTGTTCACCGCGCACTCGGGTGTTTCGTTCTACGACTACACCAAGGTCGAGAATCGCGAGCTGCCTCCGCACTACGACCTGACGTTCAGCTTCTCGGGCGACAACAAGCCACAGGTCGCGCACGAGCTGGAGCGCGGTCGCCGCGTCGCGGTCGTGTTCATCCCGCCGACGCGGATCCACGCCGAGGGTCGCGCTCGCGGCGCCGGCATGCCCGACCAGCTCGATACCGACGACGTGTTCGGCACCAAGTTCGGCGAGCCGCTCGAAGTCATCGACGGCGACGTCTCGGACGTCCGGCCGCGCGATCCCGGCCGCTCGATCGTCGGCCTGCGCTGGAAGATCCCGATGGGCCGCCAGAAAGAAGCGTTCGCGCAGGCGCAGGAAGCGGCGTTCGCGGTCCCGGTCGAGGACTACGACGGTATTCTGATCGCAGCGACCAGCGCCCGCAACGAGCCCATCTTCGATACCGACGACGATGCGTTCGACGAGTACGATGAGGGCGAGGAGTAGCGCATGGCCACCTGTCGAAAGCTGACGCTCAAGGAGATGATCGCCACCCGTGAACGCGAGGCAGGCGTCAAGCTCCCCAAGAGCGCCAAGATCGGGTTGGAGCTGCTTCCTCCGCAGTACGTCTGCACCGGAGAGGGTGTGGGCGGCTTGCGCGGAACTACCGTCGCAAAACGGCGGCAACCACGCCGGCGCCGATCACCACGGCGCCGATCGTAGCCCACTTCATCCACCGCTTGCGTTCGTCTTGAACGCTCCACTGCGGCACGTGGATCTCGTCCTCGGGTGCGGGTGGCGCGGGCTGCACCTGCATGCCCGGCGATGGGCCGGTGCCGTCGTCCGGCGCCGCGACGATCGGGCACAAGGACGGATCCCCCACGCGCGTACCATCCGCGCAGACGTACATCGTCATGACACCCTGTTCGTGCTCTACCGTTTGATCCTGTTCGTGCTCTACCGTTTGATCGGGCTGTTGCTCGGGTTGCTGTTCGAACGCCGCTTTTTGGTCGAGTGGTTGCTGTTCGAACACCTGCATCGCCGCTTTTTGGTCGAGTGGTTGGTGTTCGAAGCCTTTGGGTACGGCTTGGCGCAGGCACCACATCTGATCGTACTCGGTGCTGTACGGCGGGCAGACGTAGTAGCTGTTCATCGCGGAATAGTTGGGGCCCGGCACCTTGGGCGTGATGCAGCCGAATTCCGACATCGCGTCGCCGGGGAGACAGCCGCCTGTTGAAGCCGTGGCGACTTCCGCGCGCGACGTCACGCGACTCGCGACCTGCTTGAGCCGGTCCATCATCGTCGTTGGTTCCCTTTCGACGAGCGAGAAGTCTTGTCCGAGCGCGGTGAACGTGAGCATGCGTCGAGTGTACTACGACGTCGGCTTTTTCTGGCCCAGAAGCACGACACCTGCGACGACCGCGACCCCGCCGATGACGAGCGCCCACGGGAACGGCAGCTTGTTCTGCGTCGGCGGTCCGGGCGTTCCTTGCGGCGTCGGGTTCGGGATGGGGCACTTGCCATCCATCAGAAGCTCGGTCGCGGCGCCGGCAGCGGTGCCGTACGGACCCCCTGCGTTCGCCGCCACCGTGAGTGCGCCCGGCGTCGCCGTCAGCGCGCACAGCCCCTCGGACAGTGCCTCGGCCACGTCCCACACCGCTTCGTAGAATTCCGCGACGACCTCGCCGATGTTGTCGGTGATCCAGTCCCACGCATCCGACCACCAACCGGAGTCCGGGATCGGCGCGACCTTGAACTGCAGCTGGTTTGAGACCGTCTGATCGAGCGGCGTCGTCGCTCCGGTGTCCCAGACCGTCGACGTTGCCGGGATTAGCGGACCGACAGGCTGGATACGAACCCACAGACCGTAGTCCTTGCCCGACTCGGGATGCTTGAACCGCGCGAACGGCATGTACCGATCGCTGAACCCGAAGTAACGATCGTCGAAACCAGGGTCGCCTTTGACGAAGCCGATCTTGCGCATCCAGCCGAAGTTGGTGAGCCAGCAGCCTGGACCCCTGCCGGCGACGCACGCACCCCAGCCCGGTGCCGCTGCGGGCCACCTGTCCGTCGCGCGGATCTTGCCTTCGTTGGTGAAGCGGTAGCTCGTGCTGCCGGGTTCGGCTGCGAAGCCCGCGTAACGATCCCACTTCTCGTTGAGATTGATCCAATTCGAATCGCCACGCCCGCTGATCTTCTTCATCACCTGCGTTTTGATCTGCGCGCCTTGCTCGGGCGTGAGCTTGTTGTATTCGTCCAAGCCCCAGATGTACGAGGCACCCGATCGCACGACCGGGATCGTGAACAGACCGACGCGCATCACCTTCGTCGGCGACACGGACACGCCGCCCTGCGGGACGTAGTTCTCTGCGCCCGCCCGGTGATCGCGCACTTTTGGGCCGCTGCTGCCCGGCACGATGTTCGCCGGATCGCAGCTTTGTCCGACGCGCAGACGCGACCAGTGGCCCGCCACGGTCGCGGTCGCGGCGACCCAGATGAACTTGCCGTCGGCGGTGCAGGCGCCGTTGTTGGGCTGCGGTGTCGTGACGTTCACGACGGCTTCCCTCGGGACGAACGCCGCCGTGATCCGGTTCAGATCGATGATCTTGATGGGAAAACCGTCGACGCCCTTGAGGGAGAATTGCAGCACGTCAAGATGATACCGCGCTTATCGGCCGAATCTCCAGCTTCCAGCCCTTGCCGAAATCCTGAACCCATTCGTCGGAGAGCCGGCCCAGGTTCACTTCGATCCTCGACGTCGGCCACGCTTCGTCGCCCGCATCGATCGACCAACCAGCGGTGATCAGGAGCTTGCCGGTCTTCTCACCTGTCATCTTTACGACGACTTCGTTGGGCATCCAGGCCACGCCTTTGCCGCACCGTTTCGTCTTGGTGGCGTAGAGCAGACTCTTGGTGACCTTCGGCTTCTTCGCCTTCGTCTTGGGTTTGTTCATTGGATATCTCCGACTGCGAACACGAGATCTTCACCGGGGAAGTAGCGACCGACCGTCCCGAATTGCTCCTGCGCGAGCCACAGCATCCCGGGCATTCCCGGGTATGCCGCCGACGTCAGCTCCAGAATGCAGCGCAGGTCACCGCTATCGACACACCGCTCGCAGTTCTCGATCGAGTATTCCTCGTCGGTGTCGAACCAAAACTCGCCGCAAGTCGGACACTTCATTGGAGCCTCGCTACCTGCATCAGCAGCATCGCAAGCAACCGCGCGGCGCGCTTGTCGTCGATAGGCGCCCACTCCTTGGCGTCTGCGCCTTCGAGGTAGTTGGCATCCTCCTTGGGCACGAACTCGCAGATGCGGAACGCCAGACTGTTCAGGGCTGCGAGCAGATCGCGAGCGTCGTCTTCTTCAGTGCGTCGGCTCACTTACGTGCTCCTTGGGTGGTAACCGGATAAGCATGGAATGCACTCATCGTTTCCTCGCGAACCGCTGACCTGCGAGCAGCGCATGATGCCGCGCTTGCACGGCGCACGTGGTGCGATTCAGCTTGTGCGCGATCAACGCCCACAGCTTCAGACCGCTCAGCTCCGCGTGCTTGGTGACCAGGCGAAGCAGCCGACGATCTTCGGCCAGCTTCCACGGCTCGCCGTGCCAGACGAGCGACGTCGGCGTCAGGCCGTACTTCTGCGCGATCATCTGCTCGGTGGCTACGCGCCAGCTATCGCGCCACAACGGGGCTCGGCCTCTCACGTCAGCGCGGCTCGACGGGCTAGCTCTGCGATCCGGCGGCTGATGCGTTGTCCGAGCCGCCGCCGGTTCCGGGCTCGTCAGGGAGCGTGAGAAGCGGGAGGTCTTTGAACCACTCGATCACGGCATCACCAGCTTCGAGAGCCAGCCCGGCGTCGAGCGGCGCGCCTCTTCGCCGAGGCGCGCTGGATCGATATACACGCCCATGCCGGCGAGCCCTGGCAGGTTCGCCATCTTGTGACCGGTGATCGCGGCGATCTGGTAGGGCGTCAACCCCGCGACCATCCGCCACGTCACGAACGTGTTGCGGAAGATGTGCGGGTGCATGTGCTCCAGCCCGCACTTCTCGGCACGACGCTCGACGATCTTGTAGATCGACACGAGCGAGAGCCCCTCGCCGACGTTGTAGTCGAGCCGCCCCGTGCCGCGCGCGATCTTGCGATGCAGCGATCGGAACACCGAGCCGGTGGTGACCTTCTGCTTGCGCAGCCAGGCTCGCCATGGCGCGAGCGCGGCGACGGCGGTGTCGGAGAGCGGAACCGGGTAGAGCGTGTCGCCCGAGCCCTTGATCGGGACGGGCGCGACAGGGTAACCTTCTCGGGCGTTCTTGATCGTTTCGAGGGTCATGCCTTGGAGCGACATCCGACGCATGCCGGTCTCTAGGCCGACGACGAACATCGCCCGATCGCGCAGGTCGATCGGCGAGCCGGCGGCACAGGTCGCGAGCAGCGTGATGGCTTCGTCGTGGGTCAGGGCGCGGCGCGGCGCTTTGTCGTCGTCGGGCGCAGTCTGCACGACGGCGAAGTGAAGCTCGGGCTGGTTCTCCTTCTTCGCCCACCACGAGCTGGCGTGCGCGAGCGCCGCCATGATGCGGTTCGCGCTCTGCGGCTTCATGCGCTCCAGCAAGTGGTTGTAGAATTCCTGGGCTCGGTAGCGCGTCCACCCCGCTGGGTTCGTGCCGGCGAAGTCGATCCACAGGTCGATGTCGCGCAGGTAGTCGGTGCGGGTCTTCTTCGACAGCCGCAAGCTCGTCTTGACGATCTGGTGCAGGATGGTGTCGGCCATGGGGCTACTTCCCTTTGGGGGAATCATCTTTCTCGATCGTTTTCTTGAGCAGCCACTGCGCGGCTGTGTGGAAGATGACGATCCCCTCGGGCTTCATGAAGCCCGGTGCGGCGACGCTTCCACCTTCTTTGAGCTTGTTGATGATGTCGCTCGCGTTGAGCTGATCAAATGGGCCTTGCCACAAGATCGGTACGACACCGCAGCACGCGGGCCGTGTTGTCGCATCTGACCAACGATGCGTGTTGAACAGCGAGAAGCGCTTCTCTTTGAGATCGTATCGGCGCTGAATGCCGGTGCCCCACCACTCACCGAAGTGGCTACCAGGCCCGAGCTTGAGCAGCTCCTCCTTGTGCTCGGCGACCCATCGAGCAAAGCCAAAGTTGTCGCCATCGGGTCCGATCCATTGTGATCGCGAGCCCGCGAACACTTCGGTCATCGTGTCATTGACGTAGACCTGGCCGTTGGTGCCGTCGATCTTCTCGGTGACGACGACCTCGCGCGAGTAGCGCGCGATCTTGGGAAATTCAACGAATGGTGGAAGCATAGAATCCTTTTACAACGAGGGTCCGTCACTTGCCGCGATAGCGGCGAGCGGGGCGTACCGGCACCGGCTCGTGTCCGAGCGCAGGCGCGACGATTTGCTCGATGATGCTCGCGATCGAGACGTTGCGCGCCTTGGCGTACGCTCGCAGGTGCTCGTACAGCGGGCCGGGGATGCTGATGTGGCAGCGGTTCTTGTCGCTCATGGCTTCGTTTCGCGCTCTTTTGCTTTGGCAGGCGGTATGCGTGGCGCTCGAATCTGATGCACGCCGCGAATGACGAATCGGATCGCGTAGTAAAGCAGAACGAATACCCATAGCGGCCATGTGACCGCGTAGACGATCGCCCAGACCGCACGCCCCTCGACAGGCAACCCCGCAGCTCGGCGTCTGTAGCTCTTGATCGGCACGAGGTAGCTATCCGCTGCGAGCAGTGCGGTGAAACCGATCGTGAACAACACGTAGACAGCGATGGCCGGTGCCAATTCTCTAACCACGGGCAACCTCACGCTTGTAGAGCGCTTCGAGCAGCTCGATCGCGTCAGCGAAGTCGACGCCTCGGTTGGTTCCGTGGTTCGGATCTGCCGCGATGCTGGAGTGGATGTTTCGCGAGCGCGCGTAGAGCACGTCGATGCAATCAAGCACGCCCTTCTGCCAGCCGGGCCCGCCGATCAACGTCATGTTGGTTGGATCGAGGTTGATCTGCCGCTGGCGCCACGTGCGGCGCTCGCGCCACAGGTGCGCGCTGACGACGCCGATGCCGACACCGAGCACCATCGCGACGATCGTCGGCCACGGCTCCAGCAGAACGCGGTCAGCCACGTATGCGATGGCGATGACGCTCAGCCACAGCGCGAGCTGCGTGATCACGTAGCGCGTGCGGGTCTTCGCGAACCAGGTGGGCGTCATGGCGTGTAGTTCCGGTAGGTGAGAGAGATCCGCGTCGTCATCGGACGATCGCCTTTGGGGATGCGGTGTTGGTGAGTGCGCTGCATGCCTGGCGGCATGACGAAGATCGAGCCGTGCTCCAAGAGCTGACGCTGTTCGTGCGGGATGACGCCGGTCTGCTCCTTCTCGCGCCACCAGATCTCGCGAGGCTGCCCGAACGAGACCACCGCGATCGGGTGCTCGTGGTTCATGCCGGGCGAATCGTCGGAATGCCAGCCCAGCTGCATCGCTGCGTTGTCGTAGCGGTTCAGGAAGCAGACGTTGTACGCGAACACGTCGCGCATCGCGCCGTCGAGCCCACCGATGTCGTCGCGGTTGAGCTGGTGCTGGATGTCGGCGACGATTGGCGAGTACGGGACCGGCGTGTACGTGCGAACGCCGCGACCTTCGCCGTAGGTGTACGTCTCGGTGCTCGCCGACATGAAGCACTCCAGCCGTGCGTCGGTCACCTGGATCCACGGCGTGCTCGCGAGCACGTCTTCGAGCTTGATGTCGCGAAACCCAGGGCGGTAGTAGATCGGTTTTCTGATCAGGTAGTTCATCGTTTGGCCCTCGCGACGATCTCGGCGACCTCTGCGATCGTGTAGAGCCGCTCGTTCTCGTCGGGTTCTGGGATTCGGAACGGCTCGATGCTGTTCTTGCCGTTGAAATAGGTCCACTTTCCGTCGCTGCTCACGCTCGCGAGCCTCGTTGCGAATGTGGAGCCCTCTAGGATGAAGTAGTCACCTTCGCGGATCTCATGCGTGCCGCAGTAGAACTGCTCCGCGACCGCATCGAGGCGCACGCGCTCGGCGAGATCGTTCAGGCGGTCTCGTAGCTCGGCGATCTCTTCTTCCAGCTTCGTCATGGCTTCGTTCTTTCGAGCGCGAGGAGGATGCGCTCGGCTTCTTTGATCGCGAATTCGCGCTCGGCGATCTGCGATTCGATCTGCACGGCGCCCTCGCGAATGAGCTGCTCGATGTGGCCACCGCTGAGGACTTCCTGTCGGACGCTGCGCGGTGCTTGCAGAAGCGCGGTCGTCTCGGTGCCGTTGCGCTTGCTGAGGATCAGCGCCCACTGACCGCGATGCTTGCCGAACACCAGCTGCGTCTCGTCGTTGAACGCCGTATGCACCCGTCGAGAAGTGCAGGCGCAGGCCCGCCTCGATTTTCGAGATGAAGTCGGCGAGTTGATCGTCGAGCGCGTCGAGCCGCCGACTGGCTTCGGAGATCTCAGTCTTCATATGTCAGCCGCTCGTCGATGAACGTGAAGCGCGGGACCGGCTTGAAGCTGTTGGCCGTGAAGCGCGGGACCGGCTTGAAGTTGGCCACGATCTCGTGAAACTCTTCCTCGTCGCGGATGTTGATCACACCGTGCGCCAGGCTGACGTAGACGACATGCGGGCGATCTTCCGTGGGCCCGTTGGTCGACATGCGAGCGACGAACAGCACGCGGTACAGCCCGCCCTTGTAGTGACGGTAGACGCCGGGCTTGGTGGGGACGGTGATCATGTGAGCGCCTTCACTAGCTCCGCGACGACGGCGTCGCGATCGATGTTGTCGTCGAGGCAGCGGGCTTCGTGCTGAACGAGCACGTCGTGGATCTTGTCGCGCAGCGTCTGCTCGGTCGCGTGCCGCTCGTCGTGCGTGAGCACGGCGCCGCCGAACAGCTCGGTGATGATCACGCTCGCGAGGTTCCACAGCCGGTTCGCATCGAGCGCCACGGTCGCGTTGAACCCGCTCGGCGAGTCGACTTCGATCAGGTTGTCGTCGTTGTCGCGCTCGTGAACGGTGATGCAGCCGCCATCGTCGCTTTCGATGCGGATTTTCCGCGTCATCTCGCCCGCCTTGGCGAACTTCGTCGTGATGACGGCCCAGACCTCGTCGCCGGGATCCTTGCGACGGTCGTTGTTCACAGCTTGACCGACCCGCTGACCTCGGTCAGCTGGCGAACGGTGTACTCGACGGTGGTCTTGCCGTTCGCGTCGGTGACGAGCGAGAACTTCGCCAGCTCGGGGAGCTTGGCGCGCAGCATCTTTGAGACGACCTCCAGCTGCTTGGCGAGGTAGCTCGTGGCGCTCGATGCCTTGGGGCTCTTGCGCTTCTGCTTGGGCTTGCTCGCCGCCTTGACGTGCCGGTGGTACCACGTCGACACGGTCTGGCTCGGGATGCCCAGCTCGTCGGCGATGGCGGTCTGCGTCTTGATGCCGGCCTTGAGCATCGCGATGGCGCGGGCCTTGAGCTTCGGGTCGTGTTTCGAGGGGAACGGCATGGCTACCACCGGTCTTTCTTGCGCGAGTCGCGACGACTCGTGCGGCATTTGCGGACGTCGCGGGCGACTCGTGATCGATCACGATCACCGCACAGGGAAAGTGCGCGGGCTTCTGTGTCACCGTTGCAATACCGGACTCGGGAAGCTCGGAGATTCGGTCGCAGGGCTGGAACGGGCCCTGGAATACCTACGTCGCCCTTGGGCCATCCCAGTGCATCAGGGCGCCCGAACCGAACCCAGCCGTCCCAGGAGCCATCAACCGGGGACGTCGACGTTGCAGGGCCCCGTACCGCCGTGCCTGATTTCGAGTACAGGGAAATGTATCCGATCGACCCCGTGCTCGACCCCCGATCGGATGTTGGATGGGTGCCCTCGTCGTAAGACAACCGCAAACGTCTGTAATGATTAGGTAATTGACAGGATCGCCGATGTTCGTGTATCACATAGTATACGCGCATATCGACAAACCTAGGTTGTTGATACAGAACGTCGACGTCGGTGTCAAGGTTTCTGCAGCTCGGGTGTCAGATCCCCGGTCTTCCGTGCGTCATCCGAGTCATCCGAGTCGATCTCCGTCGGTGACTCGGAAGACTCGGATCGATGAGGGCAGCGCTCCTGACACCGTTCGCATAGCGAATCGAGCTGTTCCCGCAGACTGGAGGCAAGCGTTGCGAGCTCTTCGATGTACGCCTCAACGCAGCCCCTGCAGTCGAAGAACCGGGCTTTGTGGCCACGATCGCAATAGACCTTCGGTGTCGTCATCGTTGGGCCTTTCGTGGTGGGTTGCGTGCGAGCGAGCGGGCGATCAGATCCGAGTCGTCGGCCTTCTGGGCGTCGAACAGTACGAACGGATTGCCGCAGGCTTCGAGGTACTTCTGCAGATCCGCGAGCGTGGTGTTCTCTTTCATCTTCACTTCACGATCGGTAAAGGTGGTGGCGGCGGCAGACAACCGACGCACGTCGGAATGGCCCACGTGGTGCGACCGCCGATGATCGGCACGCCGCACGCACAGCGGATGATCATGTCTTCCTCTTCGCGTACTCGACAGCGTCGGCCCAGCCGTCGCGGTTACCAGGGAACCGCGCAGCTGGCGACGGCGCTTCGATGACGGGATGGTTGGCGTTCGGGCCACGGAAGTGCGGATCGATGCTCTTCCAGCGCAGCGCGGAGATTGCCGACACGTTGAGAAACACCATCGTCTTGACGCCGTCGAATTCGCGGTGCTCGCAGTGCGGGTACTTCACCAGCATCACGAGATGCTCGCCGACCTGATCAGCGCGCTCGACGATGTAGTCAGTCGTGCTGCGCGATGCCGCGAGCTTCGCGGTCTCGGTCGCACGAGCGAGCGCCTCGGCTGCACGCTCCTTTTCGAGCCGACCGTAATACTCGGCGCTGTTGGCGTCCGCACGCGCTTGGTGCTCGGCTTGTGTGGCGCAGCGGCACGTCACCAGAGCACCCGTGTCACGTAGGAGAGGTTGACCATCTCGATGCCGCGCGACTGCATCAGCTCGACGATGTTGATCGCACCCGAGCGGGCGCTGTCGTACTGCGCGCCGTAGACGATGCGCTTGACGCCGGCCTGTGCTGCCATCTTCGCGCAATCGTAGCAGCAGCTCGCGGTGGTGTAGAGCGTGGAGCCGTCGAGCCCGCCGCCGTGCCGCGCAGCGGTCACGATCGCGTTCTCCTCGGCGTGAACCGTGCGGACGCAGCTCTGGCGCCCGTTGATGTCGACCAGCTCGTGGCCGATCTCGTCGCAGCTCGGCCAGCCGCTTGGTGCGCCACCGTAGCCGGTCGACAAGATGCGCCGGTCGGGCGAGACGATCACCGCACCGATGCGGGCGCGGTCGCATGACATGCGCAGCGACACCGCGTCGGCGATGATCATGAAGTAGAGATCCCAGCCGGGGCGCGTCACTTGCCCCTCCGGTCGCGATCGTTGAGGTACTTCTCGACGGACTGGTAGCCCATCGCCTTGGCGACCTCCGCGTCGGGCGGGCGCGAGATCACCTTGCAGGTGACCTCGTTGCCGTTGACGTGCGGGTAGGCCGCTTGCACCATCTCGTCGGCGCGACGATCGGTGAGATCGAAGCCGTCCTCGACCCACGTCTCGTCCATCGTGACGGTGAGGGTCCACGTGTATTTCTTCATGGCAGCTCCAGCACGAGAACTTGAAGGATGTTGCGAGCGATGGATTCGATGACGTGATCGGCGTCGGCACCGAGCACGAGCGCGTAGTCGCCGTAGCCCGACGACAACTTGCTCTCACTGACGAGCGCGATGCCGGCGGTTTGCAGCTGGATCTTGATCGTCCGCTTCATCGCTTCGACGCGAGCGGTGATCGCGGCTTGCCCGGCGACCCGATCGGCGAGCTGGCGCGCGACGATCAGCGCGCACCGCTCGCGGTTGGTGGTGGGCGACGTCTCGACGCAGCTCGTGCGATCGTGGTCGGGCACGAGCATCAGCAGAAACTGCCGGACGTCGGGCGAGCGGTGGATCAGATCGCTGATCGCCTGGTTGCGCTCAGCCCGCGCTAGCCGGCGCAGCTCCTTGCGGTGGGCGAGGACAGCGAGCAGATCGCGGTCGGTCAGATCACCGACGGTCTTGGCTTCGTGCTCGTGGGTTTGATCGTTCTTGGTCATGGTCTTGGACCTGGCATCTTCAGGACGAGTAGGTCAGCTCTCGCCGACGACGGAAGGGTAGTCACCGTTGCTCCCGTCGTTTCGCCGCGCACCGAGGGGACACACCCCTGCGTAACCCCGGTGCGAGCGACGAACTAGCTGCGGCGGCGGCGCCGGACCTTGAGGATTTTGGAGACGAGCGTGGCCTTGCCGCCGGCCATCTTCGAAGCTCCGACGATCTTGAGATGCGCCGAGGCGTACTTGCGCAGATCTTCGATCGGCTGCTCCATCAGCATGGCCGGCGACATGCGGGCGAACTTCGCAGCCTTCGGGGCGGCGGGCTTGCCGGCGGGCTTGCCGGCGACGATGCGGGGCGCAGCTTTGACCTCGGTCTTGGTCTTCGCGGGCTCGGGCGTCGCACCGTTGCTGAGCGCGTCGTAGTCGACGGCGGGCGTGTTGTCGTGCTCGTCCTGGTCCTCGCCCTCGACATCGCCGCCCCACTCTTCGTCGTCCGCGTCGGACGTATCGACGTCCACCGACATCGTGGTGCTCGGCATGTACTCGCTGTCGCCCGCGCCGGTCCAGTTGCCGACGACAAGGTACTCGCAGACGCGCATCTTTTGGAACAAGTGATCGTTGGGCACGCACACGACGTGCTCGGGATCGATGCGGCAGATGATCACGCGCTCGCTGAAGTTGTGAGCGTACTGCAGCGCGCCCACGTGCAGCCCCTGGTGACACGCGGTCGCCGGGTTGTCAGAGATCAGGTTGCGCGCCATCTTCACGACGCGACCGGGGCTGTTGTCGATCGTCCCCGAGTGAGCGTCCATGTAGTCGTGCTTGACGCCCTTGTACGCGAGGAACGTGCCGTCCGGCTCGATCGGCACACCGACGTGCTGCAGGAAAGCGTGCAGCTGCGTGCGCGACTGGAACGAGGGATTCTTGTGGAGCCGCTCGTAGAACTTGAACAGCGGCTCCGGGCTCTCGCCAGCCGCCGCCATCGTGAAGATGCGGCGCGACAGCGAGTCCGGCAGCGGGACGCTGTCGTACGAGATCGTGCGACCGTCGACGACGAACTTGTCGCCCAGCCACTGCTGCAGCGAGCCGCTGAGCGTGACGAGCTTTTCGATGTCGCCCCACTGCTCGTCGAAGATCGCTCGCCGCAGCGTGTGGTACTGCGGCGTGCCGGCATGCACGGTGTGCGACTTGCCGGTGAGGAGGACGGTGATGCTCTCGTTGGTCATGGTGAACGGGATCGTTGACATGGGGCGTGTCCTTTCGTGTTTGCTGTGGTTGCTGTGCTCGCCGCAGATGCGGCAGCGTGTCGTGAGTAGCTCGTCGGGAATGAAAGCGTGGGACCTGTACCGGGCCATTGGTGATTCGTCGTCCATTACGGCACGCTCTTGAACTGGACGACGTTGGCCGGGCTCGGCGCGAGCGCGCTGTCGAAGATCTCGATGTAGCGCGCCCACTCCTCGCGGACCTCGCGGGCCTCAGCGTTGTACGGGTCGCACCACAGCTCGGAGAAACCGGTGCGACGGAGCAGCGGGTACCGCTTCTTGATGTCAGCGTACGCGACCTTCGCGGCGCTCTTGTCCCACGTGTTGCCGCTGCGCTCGGCGAGCGTGCCGATGGCGCCCGAAATCTCGGACTTGATCGCCTTCTGAGCGTCGACCCAGCCGGTGAGCCATTCAACGATCGGGTGGTTCTCACCGAGCCGCTCGGTGACCCACTTGCAGGCCTTCGCGCCCGGCACCGACATGCCGCCGTAGTAGCTGTGGCGATCGTCGCGCGGGTTGGCTCGCCAGTGCAGCGCGATCAGCTCGATGTTCTCGGGCGTGAGCAGATCTTCGAGGAACGCCTCGCGCCACTTCTCGTACGTGACGCCTTCGAGCGTGGCCTTGTCGACGGGCTTCTTCTCCGTCGTCTTGTAGCCGTAGACCGCTGGCATCGTGACGCCGAACGCATTCGCCAGCTGGCGATCGGACGTGTAGTGCCGGAAGAAATCGCTGTGGTGCGGCTTGAAGCCCTCGATGATCACCCAGACGTCGTCGGCCGTCGGGATCCGCGTGACCGCGTTCCAGTTGTCGCTCCACGGCGCGCAGAACGAGGATTGCGTCGTGTCGAGCACGAACATGCGTGCGCGGTGCTTGGGGTTGGTCTTGCGCTTGGGCTCGACGTACGGCGCGTTCCAGTGCCGCGTCGACAGCAGCTCGATCTTGACGCCGACGAGCCCGCTGGCGACGAGCGCCGCGTCGAGCGAAGCTCGCAGCTCCTCGGGCGTCTTGGTCTGCGAGCGCACGACGTAGTCGTCGTGACCGAACATGTAACCGCCGAGATCCTTGCCGGTGTCGTCGATCAGGAGGACCGTCGAGTCGGTGACGAGCAGGCGCGTGCAGGCCGACTTGTTGTGGATGATCGAAAAGTCATCGTAGGTGTACGTGACCTTCGCGAACCCCTCGGCGTACGGCTTCCACTTCTCGGGCAGCGGCAGATCCATCTTCGCCAGCACCTGCACGCGGAGCCGCGTTTCCCAGCCGGTGAACACGCCGGCCTCCAGCTGCTTGAGCGCATGCGTGACGAATTCGTCGACGAGCAGCGTGAACTTGCTCGCGAGCGCGGCCTTGGTCGCGGGGTTGTACTTCAGCTCCTCGCGGGACGCCGACATCGCGACCTCGCCGATCCCAAACTTCAGCTGGCCCGACACCGAACGGAGGCACGCGGGGATCGTGCGCGGGTCGAGCGCGTCGAGAGAGATGCGGTACGGGACGCAGCCCATGATCGCGATCCAGTCGCCGCCGCCGGGCGTGATGACGCCGGCCTCCAGCACCGTCTGCTCGTCGGGCAGCGCCGGCAGCTCGATGTTGATCGCGGGGCGCGGCGTGAAGTGACGGAACAGCCGCTTGGCGGTCCGCTGGAATTCGTAGATGTCGCTGTGGCGCACAGCGATCTGGATCTCGACACCGGTCTCGGTGGGCTCGCACGCGGTCTCGTCGAGCAGGTTGATCGCACCCTTTTCGCTCTCGTCGAGCACCGCAACGTACGTGCGCCGCATGCCGCCGTGCCACGAGACGATCGTGAAGCTGTCGGCGTACGCGAAACCGGACTTGCTGCCGATTCCCAGCTGGCCCACGACCTCGTTGCTGTCGCGCTTGGTGCTCTTGCCGTACTGCGTGTAGACGGAGAACACGTCCTCGTGCGAGAGCCCGGGACCGAAGTCACGGATCCGCAGCGTGGCGTCGTCGTCGTCCGGCAGCGTGACGCTGATCGGCAGCTCGGGCTTGCCGATCGAACGGTGGGCGTCCCAGGCGTTCGCGCTGTACTCGCGGAGCACCGCGAGCACCTTGTCGGTGTACAGCGTGTCGCGGAGGATGCCCATGATGTGGGCGCTATCCTCGACGGAGATTTCGAAGCTAGCGGTCGCTTGAGCGCCGCCGATCAGCGTGGCGCGATTGTTCTGGTGAGGGATCATGGGGTGTGTCCTTCAGAGCGTGAGTGGTTGTGGTGGGAGTTACTTGGGGAGGACTTCGTACGTGTGCCCGTTGGTCCGGAACTTGGTGCCGGGCTGCAACGTCTGCGAGAACGCATGCGACGACGCGGCGCCAGGCGTGAGGTACTGGTGACCTCGTGCGCCCGAGTGCCGGTCGTACGTGAGCGTGGTCTCGACGCCGTCGATGAGGACGCGGTACGTCACGGCGTGTGGTTGACGAGCGCGTGCTCGCTCCAGAACTTGGTCGACGCCTCGACGTCCTTGCAGCCGGGATCGGCCGGCTCCTGCGGCGTCGGCGGGCCACCGAACGCGGTGTAGAGCACGCACGGCTGGCCGTCGTGCGGACCGGCGATCACCGTGACCTTGCGCGTGGTGCGGATGCCGTTGCGCTGCACGATGCGCGAGAACCACGCTCGCGTGCCACGGACGCCGTACGTGACTTCGTCCTCGGTGACCGGCGCGTCGCCCATGACCGGACCGAACAGCGCGCACAGCACGGCGCCCAGGCTCTCGGGCAGCTCGATCGTCTCGATGAAAAACCCGGTGCGCCCGACGAACAGGGCGAACACGTGTTCGACCTGCGCGGGCGTGAGCCCGTGGTCGAGGTGACTGTCCTTGTGCTTGATCATGGTTGCTTGCTCGCTAGACGCCAGATGGTTTCGTTGCCGCTCGCCCGCCACCACAATCGGAGTGCGTCCTTCGCAGCCATGCTGAGCGTGCGGAAGTTGTACGCGACGGGTACGACAGTGATGCCGGTGACCTCGGTGACAGCCGCCGCGAACGTCGACTGCCAGCGTTGATCGTGCGCCGCCTCGATCGTCGCGGCGTGCGCAAGCTCGTGGATCAACGTGCCCAGCTCGTCGACGAACGAGACGCCCCGGTAGATCACGAGCCGCTGCTGCAGCGGCCAGCACGTGCCGAGGCGATCGGCGTGCTGCTTGTCGCTGATCTCGATCTTGGTCTCCGAGAGATCCCGCCGCCACGCGCGGAGCGTGACCCAGCGGGACGCCCACGTGCGGAGCCCTTGTTCACGGGTGATCACGACTTGCCGCCCTTCAGCCGGCCACGTCCGGCGGGGAGTCCTGCGCGCTTGCCACCGAGCGACACGCGGCCACCGGCCTCGCGGCCCGCGTCGTAGCCCGAGCGGTTCGACACCTGCCCGACGGACGCCACGGTCCCCCAGCCCTTGCTGTAGGTGGCGTACTCGCGATCGACCTCCTCGCGGTCGCGCTCGACGATCGCGAGAGCTTTGCTGCGGTCCACCGAGCCGCCGTCGCCGCTGCTCGCGCTCGCGTCACCGGCCGGCTCGCGCTCGTCGTTGACGTGCGTGTGAACGGGCGCCGCTTCGCGGGCCTGCCGTTCGGTCCAGATGCGCTCCGCGATCCGCTGCGAGCAGCCGACGCGGAAAGCGTTGCGGTACGCGCGGGCGGTCGCCCACTGCGGGGCGCTCTCGGCCTCGGCCAGCTCGTCGATCTGGCGCCACAGGTACTGGCACGTGTAGCGCCAGGTCTGGATCGCACTCTCGCGGCCGAACCCACGCACGTCGCTGTACTTGCGCCCGCTCTTGTTCCAGTCGCGAGCGTGCGTCCAGTGCATGCGGACGCCGAGATCCTTGGCGACAGCGAGCGCGATGGTCTCGCGCCACGCCACACGCTTGCGACCGACGAGCGGTTGGTCGGGCTCCAGGCGCGCCGACTTCTCGATGGGCTCGGGCGGAAGGTCGGGCTGATCGACGCGCAGCTGCGCCTCGGTCAGCTGGTACTCGGCGATCAGCGCGGTCGCGCGACCGGCGGCGGCGGCAGCTTCGTGCTCGCTGCCGGCACCTTCGGACAGCGCGAGCAGTTTGCGCACGCGGTCGATGATTTTCTCGATGTTCGACATGGGGGTGTGTCTCGGGGTGTTGGGTGTGTCGTGTCGGCGGTTCGCGGCGAACCACGCGATCGGCTGCACGGGTATCAACCGTGCGCAGCTGCAGACTGCAGAGCGCGTGGCGCGCCGCCAGCCGTCGTCGGCGACGGGGCGAGGGTTAGTCGAGTGCTGCGATGCCCCACGCTGTCGCGCGGTGGAGCGTGAATCCGAGGCGGGTGATCACGGCGCACGACTTGCGACCGTTGAGCACGGTGTGAACGTGTTTGAGGCGGGCCATGGATGTCACTTCGGGTTGATGGTCAGCGACAGCGAAGAGTTGTTGTAGGCGCACGGCAGGAGAGTACGAGCGCGCAGCTCGCTTGCGCTCGGGAACCGCTGACACGCGAACGCGGTCTGCCGTAGCTGCACGGGCGGGCCGTCGTCGTCCCAGACGTACAGGCGGTACTGCAGACCGGCTGCAGTCAGCGTGACCTCGATCGGACCGGGGAACGTCACGGCGAGCCCGGTCACCGTCGGTGTCAAGCGGACGAAGTCGTTCTGGTTGCCGAGGTAGAGATCCGGCGCGCTGCTGTCGGGATCCCACATGGCGCCCTGGTTCGTCGTCGAGATCGACACCACGACGTCGGTGATCACGTACGTGCGGGGGAACGCCGCGACGCAGGCGCCGCCGACGCAGAGCGTGTCGCCCGTGCAGGTGTCGTTCGCGGCGGTGCAGGCCGGCGCCCCGCAGTCGCTCGCGCAGTTGGCGGGCGACTCCGAGCCTTCGCACGTGCCGTCGCCGCAGACCGGGCCACCCGGCACGCAGTCGACGCCGCACGTATCGGGCGTCTCGGCATCGGCGCACGCGCCGTCGCCGCAGACGCCGCCGTCGATCGCAGCGTCGGTGCCGCCGTCGACGGTGTCGTCGTCGCCCGTGTTCGTGCCGCCGCATGCGGCGATGACTGCCAGCAAAATGATCCGCTTCATGGTCGTGTCCCCGTCCCCTAGTTGGTGTTGGTGTTGTCGGTTTCGACGGCGGGCCTGCAGTTGCTGCAGTCGCACATCGCGGCGATCTCGGCGCCCACGTTGGGGCTGCTCGCCAGCGAGTCGATGATCGTGAACGCCTCGGCGAGCACGCGGGCGTGCGCCGCGACCTTCAGCGCACGGTCCTCACGGGTCTCGCCCGGTTCGAACGCGGTGTAGAGCAGGCGCTCGATCTCGGCGCTCGCGCGCCGTGCGTTGTCCGTGGCCTGGACGAAAAGCCCGCCGGGCGACAGATCGGTGATGATGACAGTCGGCATCGTGGGGTGTGTCCTTTCAGAGTGACAGACGCAGAGTAGGGGCAGGGTTTGACAGACAATCGTCTCAGATCGGGCAGTCGCCGTCGGCGTCGGCGCTGGCGCGGTCGTACTCGATCGAGCCCGACTCCTCGGGGTGGATCTCGCCTTCCGGGGCGCCGCCGCTGCTGGCCAGGAACCGGTCGTAGCTGTCGTTACGGTCAGAGAGCGCCGTGGACACCGGCTGCGCGAAGATCGCCGCGTCCCGTGCCGCGAGTAGCTCCTGCACGTGGGCGGCGAGCGCCAGCCGCACCGACTCGCTCGTGGCGAGCACCGTGCGCAGCTGGGCGATCACCGCGTCCTGTTCGCCGATCCGCTTGCGCAGTGCCTGCGCGTCGGCCTGTGCCGCGTTGCGCTCCTGCTCGCAGCGCGAGATCAGCTCGCCGGCCAGCGTCGCCGTCGATTGCGCCGCCGGCTGCGTACCTCGCGCGGGCTCTTTGGTGCGGTCTCGCTTGTCGTCGGCTGCGGGCGTATCGGTAGCGGGTTCTTTGCTCTTCTTACTCACGGTTAAAGCCCTCAAATTCGAGTGTGTTGTAGATAAAGGATGAGAGTGTGCCGCAATCTAGTCGCCCGGTTTCGCCGTCAAGTAGTGTATGAATGGCTCGCCCTACCGCTTGCCAGCCTTCACCCATAACGTGGTCATCACTTACGCGTGACTCGTAGCGTCGCTTATGCTCGTCGGCGTACCTAGCCCAGCCTTCTAACATCTCAACGATTGAGCGTTCGAAATCGCGCGGTACCTTCAGCGCGGCAATGTGGCGAGTCTGCCACCCCGAATCGTTTGGCATGACGAGACCGTCAGCGGGGTTAATGAACGTCGGATTACGCAATGCATGTGAGTAGCTAGTCGACATGGGGTGTGTCCTTCGGGTCGAGTGTGTGAAAGGGGAGGGGCTCGCAGCCCCGGTGGGTTGTTGTCGTCGGCTACGCCTTCGGGGCGAGGACGTCCAGCTCCAGCAGCGACGCCCGGAGATCGCCGTCGCTGCACAGGCCGCGCAGCGATTCCATGGCGACCGCGATACCGTCGCGGACCTTCGCGGCGTACGTGCCGCCGAGGACCTCGGCGTGCTTGCTGGCGCGGGCGCCCAGCTCGGACAGCTGCGCGAGGAACGCCGCAGCGCGGGCGGGCGTCAGCTGCGAACGCTTGGGCGACGCCTTGAGACCGGCTTGGTGCTCGGTCTCGATGTCCGCGAGCACCGCGTTGACCTCGTCGGCCAGCGACTTGGTGAGACCGGCGCGGAGCGCGTCACACGTCACCATCGGCATGGGCACGCGCCAGCGTCCCCACTTGCGCTCGACGGCGTCGTACAGCCGCTGCGCGGCGGCGGCGTGCTTGGCGGGGATGTACCAGCCGTAGTGCTTGATCCCGTGCCACTGGCCCGTGATGATCTCCTGCAGCCACGCCGTGACCTGGCCCGCTTCGTAGACTTCCTCGTCGCGGCGGCGGTTGTACTCGGTCTCGACGCGAGCCCGGATGTTCTCGTCACCCTCGACGGTGATCGAGCCGTCCACCCAGACCGTCGCCGTGGCGAGAATGGTGCCGGCGTGCTCGCCGACTTCACCGTGCGACGGCTGCTGAATCGTCCACCGCGACAGGTACGAGCGCGGCATGCCGTCGATCATCACGACGCGGTGCTTGCGCTGGCCCTTGACCATACGCTCGGGCTTGGCGATCAGACCGTGGCGGTTTTCGCCGGTCACGACGAGCCCGGCGAGCGCCTTGGGCGACGTCGGCGCCTTGACCCACGCCTCGGGCAGCTTGGCCTCGGCGAGCACCGCGAGCATTTCGCTGCGCTTGAATTCGCCCAGACCGTCCCAGGCGATGGCGACGCCCGACGACACCGCGCCAGCGACCGCCATGATCTCGCCGCTGCGCATCGCATCGCGGACGCTGCGCATCGTCTCGGTCTCGCCGCTGACGATCGGCTTGGCCCAGTGCGCCTTGACCTCGGCGGGCGTCATCTGGTCCACCGACTTGCCGCTGGTCACGCGGTGAACGATGCCGGGACCGACCGGCAGCGCCGCTGCCTCGGGGATGACCGTGACGACGAGCGCGGCGATCTGCGCCTCGGTGTAGCCGTACGAGCCGCGCAGCGTGCTCTTGTAGCTGTCGGCGGTCGCTTGCTTGACGCCGTTTGCGAGCGCCGTGACGTAGCCGGCAGCCGTCGAGAAACCGACGCCGCGCAGCTGTCCACCGGCCATGCTGCCGGCGCCCTGCACTGCCGCGTTGCTGCTCGCCTCATGGCCGATGCCCTGCAGCGTGTCGACGAGCGCGTCACCCGTCGGTGCCGGTACCGTGGTGTCGACCGCGACCGGCGCGAGCGCGGGGCGCCGCACGAGCGACGGGCGCTCCTCGATCGCGTCGGCCAGCGTCGCCCAGATGCGGACCCAGAGCAGCGCGAACATGGCGACGAACGCCTGGCGCTGCAGATCGGCGCGGCGCGTCTTGAACACGTCGCGGAGTGCCACGCGCGTCGGGTGGTCCTTGTCGGCCAGACCGTTCGCGAGGCAGAGCGCGGCGACCTTCTGCGCCGCAGCGTCGAGCGCCTCGATCGTGGTCGCGGCGCGGAGCATGTCGGTGCCGGTCGCGAGCGGCGAGACCGGCGCCGGGCGCGGCGTCACGACGGGAGCCGCCGCCTTGGGCGCGGTGGCGGGCTTGGTGTTGGGGACCGAGTCAAGCTCGATCATGCTGAAGCGGTCAGCGGTGTCGTCGGTGGCCATGGGGTGTGTCCTTCCGGGTGAGGGATCTTGAGTGTGGGGTGGATGGTAGGGGTGGGGTCTGACGTCAGGCTGGCGCGCGGTGGCCCCGTCGCGAGCGCGACCAGCGCCGCGTACAGCCGGCGGGCCGCGCGACACGCGGGGCACGCGGGGAACGTGGGGGCCGGCGTGGGGCGTGCCGCCGGGCGGGCTGCGAGCGCGGCACGGACGACCGTGCGGACAACCGTGCGCAGCGTCGCGCGGACCGTCGCCGCGACCTTGCGCGCCGTGCGGGCGAGCGCCGCTGCAGCGCGGGCACGGACGAGCGCCGCCGCCCGAGCGAACGCCCGAGCGAACACGCGGCCGATTTCGGCCAGCGCGAGCATGCCCTGGCGGGCGCGGTTGCGGGGCGTGCGGGGCAGCGCCGCCACGGGCAGCGGGAGCCCTGCTTCGACCATGCGGAGCCGGTGCAGCGCGCGGCCCGACGCAGCGGCCAGGCGCCATGCCCGGGGCTCCGTGGCGGCGTTTTCCTCGGCGCGGATGGCTGCCGCGTACTCGCGGGCCAGGCGCCGCAGGAGCCGGCTGTGTTGTTTCTGGGTCATGGGGGTGTGTCCGTCCCGAGGGGTTGCCCCGGTGAAAACGGTTGTATCGCGATGCCCAGAATGCAGATACAAGTATTTCGTAAGTGCGTGATATTTCAGGCGAAAAACAGGGTATTTTTCCTGTTCTGGGGGGTCTAAAAACGTATTACAGGGGCCCCGAAAAACGGCCGATCCCCGGGGATCTGACTCGGATCCCTATCCGAGTCGACTCGAATGAATCCAAGTAGTTAGCCCAACCCCTTCACTGAAGGCCGAAATCCGACCGGTTCCGATCGGATCCGACCCGCCGTGCGGGCCGGTTCCGAGCAGGTTCCGAGCGGGCGCGCGGGCGGGGGGCCGCAAGCTCGCAAAGCTTGAAAGGACGTCCACGAATGGCAGGTCCACTGTGTTTTCGACTACCCGCTGATCTCCACGCTGCCGTCGAAGATCTCGCGCAACAGGCCGGCATCAGCACGTCGGAGTGGGTCCGTGATGTGCTGTTCCGGATCGTCTACGGCGAGCCGCCGGGGATCGATCAAGGCTACATGACCGGTCGCCAGCTGGGCTTCCGGATGATGCAGCTCGCATTCAAAGACGCCTGGGACATGACGCCGATGACCGCCGAGGAGGCGACGGAGCGGCTCGGCGTGGGTAATCCCGGGAAAGGCTCCGGGGGCTAGGCTTATGCGTTGTAGACGTCGGCTTCGCCGGGTCCGATCGCCGTCGCCGGGTTCCAGAACAGGATGTTGACGACGAGTCCGGCGAGCCCAGCGTTGTTGATCGTCACGAACACGGTGCCGGTGGCGGTGTTGAACCACGGCTCGCCGTGCGTGATCGGCGTGGTCACCCAGATGTCGGTCGGCGCCAGCGGGATCACCATGACGCGCGACGGAGGCTCGGTGCCATCAGCGGGGGCCGCAGCACCCGCGATACCGAGGTTCGGCTCGGCGACAGAGCTGAGTGCGAAGCCTTGGTTCACCTGCGTGAGCCCGGTGTTGATGCTGTTCGCGCCTGCCGCCAGCGTGATGCGCTGACGATTCCAAAGAAGCTGCCCTGCGTTCGTGCTCATGTGGCCTCCAGGTCCGAAGATACGGGAACATCGGAGACCACGTCAAACACGGAGCTAGCGAGCTTCGAACGCGATCGTCACACGCGGCGAGCCACCGAAGCATGGCTCGACGTAATGCGGAACCTTCGACGGCGAGATCACGAGCAGCCCGACCTCGGGTGTGACGCGCTCGATCCGGTCGGGGAATTCGAACACCGTGTCGCCTGAGCCTGACGTCACGTAGTAGATCCCGGTCCAGTCGCCGCTGTGCTTGTGGCGCTCGTGGTGACTGCCGTTGCGATTGACGATCGCCCACGCTTGCCACTTCTTGCGGCTGGTGTTCGCGATCTCGTCGAACGCGGCGCGCACGCGATCATGGAGCTGGCCGATCGCCGGCACGGGCCACATGAGCAAATCTTCGTCGGAGCGCCAGCCTCCCCGGTTGTAGCTCGGGTGGCTGGGCTCGTATTGAGCACGCAACAAAATCGCGTCGTACAGCTCAAGATCGAGATGCGCGGTCGCGAGACGACGGCGATAGATCACGCGATCGGATGATACGTCTCGGCTTCGCCGGGGCCAATCGCCGTGTGCGGGTCCCAGAACAGGACGTTGATGGTCTCGCCACCACCGCCGGTGAACGTGACGAACACGGTGCCGGTCGCCGTGTTCACCCACGGCTCGCTGTGGTCCACGTTGGTCCACTGCGAGAGGGGCGCCATCGGGATCACCTGCACGCGCGAGGCGGGCAGCGTGCCGTCGCCCGGCGCCGCGATGCCCGGAATGCCGAGGTTCGGCTCGCCGACGCTGTTCGCCGCGAAGTTCTGGTTCACTTGGCGGATGCCGGTGTCGACGAGGGTGTCACCCGCTGCGAGGGTGATGCGCTGACGGTTCCAGAGAAGCTGACCTGCGTTGGTGCTCATGGCCTCAGAAGATACCAGACGTGTCGGACCCTTGTGTTACGCACGTCAACGTGGACGTGATTGTCAGGCCCAAAGCTCCTCCTGCGGCGCAGGTCGCCAACCCTCCAATCGCCCGAACCTTCGTGCTGATGTGCGCCGGAAAGTGCCGATCGCCGACGTCACACGGCTACGTCATTACACGTCGCGCGGGCATGATCGGCTTCGAGCACGTCTACGCTTGCTCGTGCTGTAAGACCGAACGGCGCTTCGGGCTCGTATAGTAGCATCGGTGGATGCAGCTCGGAATCGACTACGCATCCGTCGACGACAACGCCCCGCCGAACTGGGCCCTCGCGAAGCAGCCGAGCGCCGACGGCTCTCGCCTGACGTTCGCGATCGTTCGCGGCGCGTACGGAAACTGGTCGGATACGACGTGCATCCGCGATTGGTCCGGGATCAAAGCCGCCGGGCTCGTGCGCGGTTCGTATCTCTACCCACGCTACAAGAACGGCCAAGGCGAGCTGATGCCGATCATGTCGCAGGTCGCGGCGCTGCAACACGCGATCAAAGCGGGCGGCGGGCTCGACGCCTACAAGGATTTGCCGCCCGCGATCGACATCGAATCAGGTGGCAGCCCGACGTCATTTGGTTGCACCGCTGAGCAGGCGCTCGTGTGGTACCGCGAGATCTGGAACGAGATGCAGCTCGCGTTCGGTGTGCGCCCGCTCATCTACACGAGCGGTCGCGTGTGGCTGGAAGATCTCGACAACCAGATGGCGCCAGATCTTGCGACGAGCGCAGCGTGGCTCGCAAAGCCGTGGCCCTGGAAAGCCAAGACCACTGCGCATCGCGACATCACCAAGCCGTTTTCGAATGGCGCGTACGATCCGCAGGTGCCGATCCCGTGGGGCGGCGGGAACTGGTGGATTCATCAGTACCAAGGCGACGCGGTGAACTTCCCGGGCTTCACGCACACCGTCGACATCAATCGCTTCAACTTGATGCGCATCGGCGAGAAAGGCGCTCGCGTGTCGTGGGTGCAACGCCGCGTCGGTACGAAGCCTGATGGCGACTTCGGCCCGAAGACGGAGACAGCGGTCAAGACGTTCCAGAGCCAGCACAAGCTCACCGCTGATGGTGTGATCGGTCCGCTCACGTTCGCGCCACTCTGCTGGACGCCGCCGGTCTACTAGCGCGTGTTACCCTTCGCGGCATGAAGCTCATCGCCGCGCTCTTGCTTCTCGTGGGTCTCAACGTCGGCTGTCCGGGCACCGGCCCCGTGCCGGCCGTCACCGCGATCGTCGATTGCACGATCCAGAACAAGGATCAGCTCGGTGCGCTCGTCGCCGAGTTTCGGACAATCCTCTCCGGGCAAGCACCGGATTGGTCGGCGGTCTACCAGCGCGCGAAGAACGCCGGCAAGGCGATCGGCGGCTGCGCGCTCGCGACGATCGTGCAGGAGTACCTCGGCAACCGCGCCGCGCCGCCCGCGCAGGCGGATGGCTGGGCCGCGTACAACACGTTGGAGCGGTTCCGTCGCGAGGAAGCCGCCAACGCGACCTTCCGGACTGCAGCCGGGGATCTCTAGTGGAGCACGGCAGGCTCGGGCGCTCTGCGCCCTCACGCCGCGACCTGCGCACGCTGTGGTTTTCTAGGTACGCGGCAGGGCCCGGCTTCTCGGCGCCGCCGCCGATGGACGACTGGACCGGACCGCAGACCGACTACACGTGGCTCGGCAACGATCGCGTCGGCTGCTGCACGCGCACCTGTTACGGCCACATCGTGCAACAACGGTGTGCGCTGATCGGCGCTCGTTGCGAGCTGACCGCCGACGACGTCCTGAAATCGTACAAGGACGGCACGAGCTGGGACGGTGTGCCGGGATCTGCGTCCGATCGCGGAGATCAGATCCTCAACGCGCTCGTGCAGATGCGCAACGTCGGGATCGGTCCGTACAAGATCGCCGCGTTCGGCCGCGTGAACCACAACGACACGCTGGAAATGCGCGCCGCGTTGCACCTGTTCGGGTCGCTCATTGTCGGCGCGAGCTTGCCCAAGGCGATCTTCCGTCAGGGCGTCGACTGGGACGTCAGCGAGCCCGGCCACCGGCAACCGGATGAAGCGGTGGGCTCTGCCGGTGGGCACGCCTTCATCCTGACCGGTCACCAGCGCGGCCGGTGGACGGGCATGCCGTGGGTCCGCAAGGCGACGATGACGTACGCCTGGGACGATCTCTACATCGACGAGGCGTGGTTCGTGATCGACGGGCTATGGGCTCATCAGAACCGAGCGGCCCCCAACGGCTTCGACCTCGCGCGCCTCGAAGCGGAGGCTGCTGCGATCACGGCGTAGGCGGTGCGGGCGGGATCAGAGCAGGCGGAACTTCCGCCGGCTTGGCGGCAGCGCCCTTGGTGGCGATCAGCGCGACCGACGTCGTCACGGTCTTGCCGCCGACGAAGATGCCGAAGATCGTCATCGAGAAGTCCTGCCACTGCGTCACCGTCATCAGGCTCAGCGCCGCGAGCACGGTCGCGGCGATGACGAGGACGATCGCGAACAGGCCACGCTCACTTGCGAACAGGTCTTTGATGGCTCCCATCCGTCCACACTATCACGAGGGTTCGCTGACACGCCCTCGTGATAGGGTCAGGCCATGGCCGAGGATCGGCGGTACGAAGGGTTCAGCTTGCTTGCCGGATTCGTGATCGGCTCGCTCACGATCGGTTTGCTGGCGTACCTCCTCGCCAAAACCTTCGCGGCTCTGCGCGGTACATCCGGTGGTCAACTCGGTAACGGTAGCCCGCCAATCAACATCTACAACAATCACGGTCACGTGTTACCGCAGCCTGTTCCGACGACGGAGTGGGGCACGCGCGATCGGACCGACGCGATGGCGCTGCCCGATGGCATCTCGCTCGCGTCGAAGATGGAGACGTACACGCTGAGCCCGTTGCGATCGGCGCGGGTGTTCACCGCACCACGCAAGGGTCCGATGTGGCGCGTCCGCATTCAAGTGGTCGGCCCGGCTGGCGGCTTCGGTGTGTTCGCGATCGATTCGCCGATCTCGGACACCACACCGATCGGCTCGCCACAGGGCATCGTCGTACCGTCGAACGGCTTCAGCGAGATTCGCCTTGGGCCTCGTCAGATCCTCTACGGTCGCGCCGCCGGTACCGAGGAAGACGTACAGGTGAGCATCACGGCGTCGGCTGAGATCGTCTAGCAATGGCGAAGAAAGGCCCCATCACTGGGGCGGCGGTTCGCGACGACCCGCCGGACCTCGATGATTGGGGGCTTGTCGTACGCCCGATCTTCGCCGGTCCGGTCATCGTCATCGCGACGATCGCGGGTCCTACCGTCGGCGTCACGACGACGATCGCAGCGTCTGTGGTGCCAGCGGTGTATCTTGCCGTGAACGCTGCGCGACTCGGCGCGACGATCAACAACGACTCGGCAGGCCGCTTTCTCTACATCAAGCTCGGCGCGGGCGTGAGCGGTGTCAGCTACTCGGTTCGTCTGGGGCCACACAGCTATTACGAGCTGCCGTTCCCCGCGTACACGGGCGTGATCGAAGGTGTCTGGACCGCAGGCGTCGGCGGCTTCGCGACCGTGACCGAATTGACGTAGGATGGGCGCATGCCCGCTCAAGCGTTGATTCGTAACCTGAACCGTCAGCAGGTCGAAAAGGCCATCGCCGACTCCAAGCAGAAACTGTCGATTCATGACAGCAACGGGCAGATGCTCGTTGTCGTCGACGGATCGGCCGAAGGCACGGACCCGGTCGCGCTCAAGGCGTTGCAGGGCATCGCGGACGCCGACTCCGCGATCACGCTGAAGAACCAGGCTGACGCGAAAACGAAGGCAAAGACAGAAGCCGATGCTGCGAAGGCGAAAGCAGCGGCGAAGCCCTAACGACGCTTCGCCTTCGTCACCGAGCGCACGGGCTTACCCTTGCGCTTGGCTGCCGCGACTTTCTTGATGAGGCTCGACGGGTTCTCAGGCAGCGGCGCGGGCGGCGGTGGCGGATTCGCATTGTACCGTGCGAGTGCGATGATCTGCTGCACCGTCACGATCAGCGGCTTGGGTGGGTGCTCAGCGTCGTACCAGTCCACGCTCTCCCACATCGGATCGAGCGGTACCGGCACGCCCTCGATGTACTGCACCGACATCACCAGCGAGATGAAATGCTGTCCGGCTTTCTCGACGAACGTCGAGACGTAAGGTGCGTGCTTGGACACTGAGACCGCGCCGACGTCGAGGCCGGTCGAGATCTTCACCGCGCGGCGGATCGCACTCTCGTTCGACTCGCCGACTTCTAGCTCGCCTTCGGGGAGCACGTAGTGCCCACTCTTCTTGAGCTTGCCGAGGAGGACTTTGCCTTGGTGCAAAATCAGCGCGGCGACCGCGACGCGGACGACGGGCTTGTCGGTCGCATCGATCTCGCCGATCTTGTAGTGCGGCGAGACAGCGCCCGGATCAGCGGGATCCGTCGGCCACTTTGTGATGGAGTAGTGCTCGGCGTCTGAGCGATAGAAAAACGTCGCGACCGGCTCCTGGCTCTCGGGCGGTGAAAACACACCGTGAACGCGGCGACCGCCGATTGCCAGCTCGGGCGGTTTCGAGCCTATCGTGATGTAGACAGGCTTTCCATCCCCGCCTTTGCCGAGCACGAGCAGCGCGTCATCGCCTAGTTCTGCGCGGCGTTGCGCATAGGCTTCCGACAGCATGTTGATCGCGAGCGATGGTAGTTTTTCCTGGGCGATTCGCTCAGGTGTGTCGACAGCGTGCGGGCTGATGCGAATGATCGTCTTCACCGGTCGGCACGCTAACACGCACGTCCGACAGCGGTTGGAGTAGACTCGGTGGGACGATCGCAGTTCGCGGTCGCTAGGGAGCACAGATGTCGCTGACGAACGCCTACACGGTCCTCTACGATTCTGCTGACGTCGAAGTCGGTACCGCCACCAACCCGCTCCGCGTGGATCCCACCGGTACGACGCCGCAGCCGGTCACCGGTACGGTCACGGCGAATCAAGGCACAGCGGCAGTCGTCGCGAGCGCGTGGCCGATCCTCGTCACCGACGGCGTTGATACCGCTGAGATCGTGAACGCCGCACCGGGCGCGGGCGCGTTCGGTCTCGTCGTTCGTATCGCAGGCACCATCTCGACCACGATCGCGCAGCCAGCCACGTCGACCGTCACTTCGGTTGTTGTGGCAGTTGCGACGACGGTGATCCTCGCTGCCAACGCGAACCGCCTGGGCGCGATGCTCTACAACGTCGACGGCACGACGTACGTCAAGCTCGCGACCGCCGCATCAAACACGAGTTTTACGGTTCGCCTCACGGCCAACTCGTACTACGAGCTGCCGTTCCCGGTGTACACGGGCGTGATCGAGGGTTCGGCCGGCGCGGGCACCAACACCGTTCTCGCCACCGAGCTGACGCCGTAAGCTAAGCTCGGCGCGTGCCGGTCGACCTCAACGAAGAACATGTACTGCTCTTCGACTCCGCTGGAGTCGAGATGGCAGTACAGAACGGCGTTGCGATCCCGGTCAGCACGCGCGGGTATCTAGCGGCGGGATCCGACGGCGCCAACGCGCGCTTTCTGATCACGGACACGACCGGTCGGCAGATCGCCGTCGGCGCCGCAGCAGCGGGTGCCGCTCCGACGGGCAACCCGCTGCTGGTCTCCGGATCCGACGGCGCCGCTGTTCGTGCGCTGCTGACTGACGTCGGCGGGCGCCAGATCGCCGTCGGTGCCGCTGCTGCGGCGGCGGCGCCCATCGGCAACCCCGTGCTTGTCGGCGGCTCCGACGGTGTGGCGGTGCGCACGCGACTGCTCGACACGTCGGGGCGTGGCATCGCCGTCGGTGCCGGCGCAACGGGTGCAGCGGTGACGGGCAACCCCGTCTTGATGGCCGGCAGCGACGGCGCGAACGCGCGCACGTTGCTCACCGACGCGTTCGGGCGGCTGGCTATTACAACAACGGCTGGGACACCGGACAGCATCATGGGCGAAGTCAGTACCAACGCGCAGACGCGCACCGCGATCAACGCGACCGTGTACACAAACCAGAGCACGAACGCACAGCGGTCGGTATCGAGCACGAGTGCAAACGACACCGCAGCAGGTACAGGCGCACGGACGATTCGGATCACGTACTACTCGATCGCGGCCGGTGTCGTTACGGGACCGTTCACCGAGACGATCACGATGAACGGCGTCGCCGCCGTGAACACAGTCTCAACGACGATCGCGTTCGTCGAGAAGATCGAGGTCATGACTGCCGGCTCGGGCGGCGTCCCGGCCGGCGTGATTTCAATCTTCGTCACAACCGGTGGCGGCGGTGGTGCGTTCGGGACGCTGGGCTCTGGTAGTAACGTCACGCGATGGTCACAGCACTGGGTTCCGTCGGGCAAGACCTGTTCGATCTACAGCGTGTACACCCAGAATACGGCGGCGTCGGGCAACAACCCTCGAATTACCATCGACGTGTTCGATGTCGCGACAGTAAACGCCGCCGAACGTACGATCGCAACGTACCGCATCGATGGCCGAACCAACATGGCGCTCGGCGCAACCACGCCCATCAACGTCGTCGGTCCAGCGCGTATCCGTGCGTATGTGACACCTGCGAACAACCCCGTGCAGATCACGACCTTCGAGGCGCGGTACATCGAGGCCTGACATGACGCTGCAATCATCGATCAATCGATCCGGCTACGTCGGCACGTCGAATCAGGTTACGACGGCGATCCGCGCGTCCGATTACACAGAGCAAAGCGCGAACGCGCAGCGGTCGATCGCGTCGGCGAGTGCGAACGACAGTGCAGCAGGAACCGGTGCCCGCAAGGTACGCATCCGTTATCTCGACAGCACGTTGACGGCGCTCAAGGAAGAAGTCGTCACGCTCAACGGCGCGACACCTGTGAACACCGTCGCTACTGATATCTGTTTCATCGAGAGCATGGTCATCGAAGACGTCGGCGCGGTCGGCGGTAACGTTGGCAACATCACGCTGTTCGTCGGGCTCGCAGGCGCAGGCGGTGCGATCGGTGTGATCCTCGCAGGCGACAACCAAACCAACTGGTGTCAGCACTACGTCGCGCAGGGCTACACGGCTTACGTGACAGTGATCCAGGCGGACACCAAGGGCGCGAGCAGCGGGCTCGTGTCGATCCGTGCGACGCCGCTCACGGCGCCTGCGAAAGCGGAGCTGACGATCGCGGTGCAACTCCGTGTCCCTGCCGGGGACGAGTCAGCACTCGGGTTCAGCGACGTTCCGCTTGCGGTGGTGGGTCCGGCCCGCATCACGCTCTACGTGAAACAAGATGCGCCTGGCGGCGTCAACACTTGGTATGCCGGCTTCGGCTACTACGAGAACTGATCATGCTGACCAACCGTCCTGCGCGTAACGCAGTCAGTTTCAATCCAGGCTTGCTGATCAACGCAGGGCTCGACGAGGGCGCCGCAGGGCACGTAGTCGCGTACGCCGCTGCAACCGCTGCTCCGACGACCGTCGTCCGCGCGACAGCATACGTCGAGCCTGCCGCAGCCGCGCAGCTCGAAGTCGTGTCGAGCAACGCCAACGACGATGGCGCCCCGGCAGGTACCGGAACGCGGACTGTTCGTATCGTCTACTACGATGGCAGTTGCAACGGTCCGTTCACGACGGATGTCGTGATGAACGGTGTGACGGCTGTGCCGACGACACCGACGGACCTACGCTTCATCGAAAGCATCTGCAGTCTCACCGTCGGCAGCAACGGGACCAACGTTGGGACGATCACCCTTCGTGGGCTCGGCGGCGGTGCACTGGTCGGGACGATCGCAGCAAGTGACGGTCGAACGTACTGGGGCCACCACTACATTGCGACGGGCCGCATCGGGCAAATCCTCGACGTGAACGGCGCGTTCACGCTCGCCAAAGGATCGCTCTTTCTACGATCGATCGATGTCCTGACCGCCAACGCTTTCGAGCTGCAAATCACGCCGCAGCTTCGACTCACCCCCGGCGCGGTTGGTGCGGCAGCGAACCCTGCACCGTTTCAGCCAACGTTGGTGTTCCCGTTCGGGGGCTTGTACGTCGCCGGCCCCGCGCGCGTGACTGCATACGTAGACCCGGACACAGCCGTCGCGAACAATGTCGCGTTCGTGGGGTTCAGCTACCTTGATGTTTGAAAAACTCTGCCGTTTTTTCAATCAGGCAGCCTCGATGAGTTCCGGTCCGGCGGGACCGACGTACGTGAGCTGTTCAACCTGATCGTCGATGCCGTCGTCTTCGAGCTGATCCCAGGCGAGGTCTCGCAGTTTTCGTGTGTTCTTGAAGGTCACGCCGGGCGGTACCTCGACGAATAGATCGGCCGCGCCGCCTTCGGTAAAGACAGCCACGAACCGTACGTAGCGCTTCCGTCGAGACATCGTTACACCCTGCAGCGGTGCTGACGCAGCACCTTGGTGGTATCCCGAATTTGCTTCTCGGCGAGGTGGCGCCTGACCTTGCTGCGGACGCGCTTCAGATCCTTCTGGGCGCGTTCCAGATAGACCTCGGCTTCGATGCAATTCCCCGCACGCGCCTCACGCCGCGCATGATGAGTGAACTGCGCGATGTAGCTGAGCATCGACCGACGCGGCATGACTAGATCTCCTCGAAGTCTTCATCGAAGATCGCCGTCACTTCACCGTTCACCTGGTTAGCGACCTGTTGAGCTGCTGCTTCGGCCTGTGCCAGCGTGCCGTGGAAGTCGAAACGGACTTTGGGTGTCGGCATCCTGAACCTCACCGAGAAGTTATCACGAAACCGGCAATAATTTTGCCACGATCCAGCGCCCGCTCGATGCTGCCGTAGGTGTCGAAAAGGACCAAGCGGCCGGACCCGTCAGCGTACGGCTTGGTGTTCTGGCCCGAGGGCACGACGAACTGGCGCATCTTATCGCGCTCTGCTAGGATTTCTTCGTTCACGGGTTGCTCCGTGAAACCGGCGGGCCCGTGGCTGGGCGCCGCCGGATTTCTTAGCGAGCGATGCGCTTCTTGGCCATCGGTCAGCACGGCGCCGACATAGGTGTCGGTCGGATTCGCGACCTCGACCCCGTAGTGATGCAGCAGGCACTGCGTGTCGAACGCGAGGTTGTGGCCGATCTTCGACGACGGCCCTTCGAGGATCGCGCGCAGCGCATCCGGCATGCAACCGAGCTGGCCGAGATCGAAGATGGTCGCGGCCTCGGCGGTCCCGAGCTGCAGGAGACGCACCTTGTTGCGAAATGGATCGAGCGCAGCCTTGCCGTCGGTATTCGGGCCTGCCGCGAACGTCTCGATGTCGAGCCCGAGGTGAGGCCGTTCCGCGAGGGCGCTGCAGGCGGCCACCGCTTGGTCGAGAGTCACGGCGACCTTGTACGCAGGCGTCATCGCGACCCCGCCCGTGATCGTCGGGCCCGGTTGCTCTGGTGGGCTTGGTGGGCAAGCATCGGATCGCGCAGAGGCGGGATCCGAGACTCGAATCGCTGACCTCGTATGGGGTAGAGGGTGGAGACCCACCAGACCCACCAGACCCACCGGGCTCGTGGCGACCCGGCTTGCATTGCTCGACACGCCACCTCGCCACGCCCGCTCGACCCGGCTGGATCGCGAGGACCCTCTCAGCGGACACGCGCATCAGCGCCGCAGAACGTCGGCTATCCCGTTACTGCGCTACTGCCGCGTCCGGATCGCGTTGCAGATTGATGGCTCGTTCCAAACGCCGGCTCGCTGCGCATCCTCTTCGGTGAGCGTGTGCAAGAGACGGATGTCGAGCGTCTCGACGCGCAGGAACAGGCCCGCGCGCTCGCGCGGCATCGGCTCGAAACGTTCGATCATCCGTTCGGGCACGGCTAACCTCGCTTCTTTCGGCCACGGATCAAGAGGAACATGCTCAGCACGAACGCCGCGCCGCCTCCGTAGACGGCCCAGTTCGGTAGCCCGAGCCCGAGCAGCCCGGCGCCGATCGCGTTCTGGTTCTTGAGGATGTTGACCGGGTTGAGCGAGGCGCCTGGCTTTGGCGTGACCGTGATCGCCACCGTTGGCGGGGGCAGCGCGCCTTCGTCGGCGGCTTGCCCGAGGAACACCGCGAGCCCGGCGGCGCCTGATTTGATCGCCGCGATGTCGATCGCGCCGCTGTCCGTGACGAGCGCGACCGAGAGGCCTGACGCCGTGTCCGAGCCGATCGCCGCGAGCGCCTTGAACAGCGCCGCTGCCGTGGCCGATCCGATGTTGCCGTCGACGCCGATCGACGTGAAGCCAGCGGACGCTGCGAAGCGATTGATCGTGGCCTGCAGATCAGTGGCGGCTGACATGACCTGACGCTATCACGGGGCCCCAAGGCTGCGGTAATCTGCCCATATGGCCTTCAGCCCGTCCGTCGAGAAATGGCGCCCGCTCGCGGAGCTATTCATCGCGGACGCGCCGACGAACTACCTGCTCGATTGGATTCGCGGCGAGTCTGGCGGCAACCGCTGCAACGTGACGACGAGCGCCGGCTTCCCCGAGATCGGCCTGTTCCAGCTCGACCCTGGCAACGCACGGCTCGGCGGCATCGAGCAGGATGCTCTACGTGTCGGCTGTTCTGGTTCGTCCGAAATCGACGACTCGCCCGCGTTGCAGCTGCTCGCGATGTCGAGCGGTGTCGAGTACATCAAGGCGCTAAAGACGCTCGCCCACAAGCGACTGCAAGCCGTCGGCACGGATTGGTCGGAGACCGACCCCGGATTCTGGGCGTTCGTGCGCTACCACTTCTCGGCGGGCTCGGGCGCGGCGCAGTCCGCACTATCGCGCGCGACGACCGCGCTCGGTCGTGCGCCGACGAGCTGGGGCGAGATCGTCGCGAACGGATCACCGTCGCAGCACTGGGCCGAGGTCTCGACCGCGAACGGGCTGTACGCGCTCGGCTGGGCGCCGGGTGGTGGGACGCTGTCGCGAGGCGAGTGGGCTCTGATGGCGCTCGCTGGGATCCTGGGTGTCGCCGCTGCGATGCGGTTCGATCAGTGGCTGGCCAAGCCCGTGTAAGGGCTTTGTCGTCGACGGGAGCCCCAGTCCCCGGTGTGTCGCCATCTGCCGAGGTCACCTGAAGCAGAAGGGCCGTAAGAGCGCACAAGCTCCGCAAGAGCACTGGTCCTTCGGGCTGTGATACCGTAGGCAGCATCATGAACGTCAACGTACAGAAGCCCAAGCAGGCACCGGCCAGCGCCGGTTGCTGCACGCGCCCCGTTCGTCCCATCAAGCCGATCAAGCCGATCAAGCGCTAGGATTACGACCATGGCCAAAGCAAAGACCGCATCGTCCACGAAGTCCGCGAAGAAGAAGGCCGGCTGCCGTGGCGCGACGATTTCGTTCAAGACCAAGCGCGGCAAGACGATCGAATTCAAGGGCCGCGCCGGCAAGGCGTGCGGTCCTCGTCGCAAGCCGACGCCGCCGCCCAAGCACTTCCGCACCGAGTTTGCCCGTCAGGCGAAAGCCTGCAAGGGCGGAACGCGCGGCGTGTTCCTGAAGTGCATGAAGCGCCTGCAGTACAGCTAGCCCTGCGATGGCGCGCTGGCCGACCGCCCCGTACACGACGCATCGCACCGGTTGCTATCGATGCCGTCGGATGACGTCGGCCGACGGCGGGTGCGGTGTGAAGGGCTACCCCTGCACGCACTGGGGTGTCGACACATTCACGATCGACGGCAGCCGCGATGTGTGGGCGCCAGAGGCCGGCACCGTCGTCGCGGTCGCCAACGGCAGCTCGCCACCATTTTCAGGCTACGGCCCCGGTATCGTGCTGATGCTGGGCGCGAGCGGCGTCTACCATCTGCTTGCGCATCTCGACTACTCGACGATCGACGTTCGCGAAGGTCAGCAGCTCGCCGAAGGTGAGCCGATCGCGATGTTCAGCGAGGCATACGGCCACTGCCACTACGAGATTCGTCTGGCGCCGACGGGCCCGTCCGACGTGAACACAGTCGACCCGGTCGCGTGGCACGCGGGAGCCACCGGCATCACCACCGGCGAGATCGCGCTCATGTTCGTCGCGGGCGTCGTCGGGCTCGCGGGTGCGATCATGCTCGACCGCTGGCTTGCTGGCGAGCCCGTTGGTTGATCGCGACGAGATCGCCGAACACCTTCGACTCGCGGATCCGACGCAGATGCCCGACGAACGTACGGGCGTCGCACTCGATCGCGCCGGCCGCGACCGCGAGCGCCCGCTTGCCCTTCGCGATGTCGTAGTGCCAGAAGCTCGCCTTGGGTGGGACCTGATACCAACGACGAGCGACGCCAATGCGATCGGCCATCGCGTGTAACTCGTCCGGCGTGTCCGCGATCATGTGGCACATCACCATCTGACCGAGCGGATGGATCGAGCTGTCGACGTACACGCTCATTTCGAGGCGTTCTCGATCGCTCGGTTCAGGTACCACGCGGCTTTTTTGAGGTCTTCGACGAGCTTCGCGGGATCCTTCTTGCCGGCGCGACTGATGTACTTCACCGCGTTGCCGAGCGCGAAATCGAGCTGCCACGCTTCGATCACCTTGATCGCTTCGTAGGTCGTGTCGCCACCGTAGTGGTTCGGGTGATTCACCGCCTCGGGTTTGGCATCGGGATGCGGACGACACGGACCCTCATGTTGATCAGGCAACGTGCATTTTCGGCCGGACTTGCACCACGGCAGCCCGCTGATAACCGACTCACCGATTTCACTTCCCGCTGGCATTGGCTTTCTCCCAGCTGGCGATGATGGTCGGATAAATCGGTCGGAGCAGAGCCAGCATCGCGTCGGCATACACCCGGACCTCGTATTGCGCGTGCGGATCGCGCCGCAGGCTCAGCAGGTGAAGCGTATTGTGGAGGTCGCACTGCCAATACCACTCCGTGTACGTCCCGACGGGAAGAACGGAGCGGGCTAGCTCGGGCGCGAGGCCCATTTCGAGTAGCTGCTCGTAAGCGTCAAACGCCTTGTGGCCGATGTCGACCATGATGCGGTTGCACGCAAGCGGATCGTCGACGATCTCAGAAGAGCTGCCCTGCTTGTTCGTCTCGGCCTTGCGCTGCATCCGGTCGCCCGTCGGGACGTAGAATTCACGAGCGGCTTTGACGTAGCGGTAACTGACTTCGTTGATGCTCGCGGTTCGATGGCGAACGAGCTGCCGCGCGACGAAGATCGGCATCTTCATGTAGAAGAGCACCTGACAGAATTCGAGCGGCGTCGTGTGACGATTGCGCACGAGGTAGTCGGTCAGCTTCGCGTCTTCGTCGGGCGTCCGCTCCTTGCGGTTACGGAAGCTGGTGCGCGCGGTCGATGCTGGCGTGCGATCGGTGCCCATCGTGTCGACGAGCGCGACGAAGCCATGATCGAGGAGCAGAACTTCGTTGAGTCGTTCCATTCGTATGCTTTGTCGGTACCACGAGGGTCCGACAGCTCTACGGATCGCGACGTCCTGCATGAAGCCCGGCACGTCGACGTTCTTTCGCCGCTTCGATCTTCTTCTGCGATCGGAGCTGGCTCGCGGCGGTGAGCTTAGGTCCGCGTTTATTTCGCGGCGCCATCCTCTTCCCGTTCGCCCGTCGCGAGCCGACCTTCATCACGTCACCGTTGATGACCCACCACGACGAGCGAATTTCCATTCAGACGATCCTACATCGAGGGTCAGACACCCGGCAGCGGGGCCCTTGGTGGCCAGCTCCACGTGCCGGGGTGCTTGTTCTCGTAGGCGCGTTCGCTGATGCCGAGCCGGTAATTGTCGAACAAGGCGCAGCTGGTGCCCAAGCCGTGCTCTGCGTCGGTGGGTTCGAAGAACACGTGCAGGTTCACCCGGCCATCGACGAGGATCGACGTGATCAGCGCGGGGCGCGACACGATCGGCTGCGTCGGATCAGAGACGAAGTGATACAGGACGAGGCGGCAGGGCGAGGGCAACATCTGCACGAGCATAGCCCGCCCCTCTGACGTTACCGCTTGGTACCTGCGCGAGCGGGCGCCGTACGAACGGGCGCCGACGCGATCACACGCTCGACCGCGATCACCATCGAGTCCTCTTCGCTCAGCTCTGTCGTCGGGATGCCGTGCGGCGAAGTGACCTCGTCCAGCTCTTCAGAGAGTCGCGTCGCGACGCGACGAAGGCGTGTGTACGATTCGAGGGCGCGAGCGCCGGCTGCTTGTACACGTGGGTTCAACGTGGTGATCGAACCGCCAGGTGTCATCGTGGGCTTGATCATACTCGTACGAGGGTGCAAGAACTAGCGCCGCCTCGGGCCGACCAGGCGATCGTAGAACTTCTGGAGCATGTCGACGAGCGCTGCCGACGACTTGCTCGCCTCCGACGAGACTTGCTCCATCAGCTCCGCGAATTCTTTGCGGACGAGGTCTTCGTGCGTGCGGTTTTCTGCGCGCTCGTCCCGCGCAATGCGCGCGTACGTCTCAGCAAGTTGCAGGTGCTTGTGCTCGTAGTCGGCGCGGATCGACTCTCGCTCGGTCGCCCAGCTCTCCCGCTCCACCGCCCAGTCGGAGCGCTCCTTTTCGCGAGCAGCGTCGGACGCCCGGATGCTCGCTTGATCGGCCCTAAGAGCCTTGAACAAATGAATAATCGCATACCCGAAAACGAGCGCGACAACGCCTAGAACGCCGTACTGCCAGGCGGTAGGTGCGATGGAGCTTGATTCCACCCTGCAATATTACATGGAGGCTCTGACGCCAGACTGCCGCAAAATGTTGCGATTGGCCTATTGGTTGGCGTTTAGGGCATCCACGAGCAGTTTGTCGATGTCGCCCGGCGGGATCGCACCCTCGACCTTCGTCGTGCCGCGCTTGGTCATGACGCACGTGGTTGGCGTGGCCGTGACGCCGAGCTTGTCGGCGAATGCCTGCAGCTCTTCGTTCTCGGCGGCGGCGTCGTAGAACATCACCGGGATCTGGCCGGGCTCCAGTACGTCACCGGGCTGGTAGATGTGAAGCGGCGCTCCACGCTTCTTGAGGGCGTTCACCCGCTTGGTGAATTCCGGCAGGTACTGATCGCACGCGCCGCAGCCGGGCATGGCCCAGACGACGATGAGCACGCTCGTGTTGCGAAGATCGACCATCAGTCAGGAAGCTGCCACGCCTCGGGTAGCTTTGGAAGAAACGAGCCGCGCTCGACCTTGCGTAATCCGGGACGCCTGCTCGTTCATGTCGGCCATGAGGGTTACTGTACCTCTGCTTGCAACTGAGCTTCAACTTCGGACCGTCTACGTAATGTACCCCCGAGCCATCGGCTTACTCGCGACGAGGAACCGCCACGAACTGGCGCACCAGGCCGCGCACGCCTTTTTGGACCAGCAGTACGCGGGCGATAAGACGTTGCTCATCTATGACGACAGCCAAACGCCATTCGCCCTCTGCGACGAATTGCGACAGTTCGATGTCGTCGTGAAGAACATCGCGCCTACGAGGCTTCCGGTGAAACGGAACCAAATGATGCGATTGGCCATCGAGCGCGATCCCGAAGCGATCTACTTCGTCTGGGATGACGACGATTACATCAGCCCGCATCGCGTGCGGCGCCAGATCGAAGCGCTGCTCGCCAACCCAAACGCCGACGGTTGCATCCTGTGCCCGTACCTGACGTACGACGTCACTACGCGAGAGGTCGCGCAGCTCGGCAAGGCGAACATCACCGGGCTACGGCTTCGCGTGTTCGCCGACGCCACGCTCGCGTTCCGACGACGATTGTGGGAACGGCTGCCGTGGGACGAGACCCGCGATCCGAACGCTTGTTGGCGCTGGATGCGTGAACCCGTCGACCGCATCGTCGACATCCCAGGCGATGACGACTACATCGTGATCCGTCACCCGACGAATCACACGGTAGGCATGCTCCCCAAGACGTTTCACCCTCAGCTACGCACGCTGGACGTCCGGCTCTCGGCCGACGACGTCGAGCGGCGAATCACGGCGCGTTGTACGTGTCCGCGTCGCCAGGGCCCGCCAGCGTGTGGGGATCCCAGAACAGCACGTTGATCTCGGCGTCAGCGGCGTTGTCGTTGCTGAAGATGACGTGGATGGTGTTCGTCACGGCGCTGAGCGTGGGCTCGCCGTGCGTGATGAACGTCCACGCCGAGATCGGCGACATCGGCATCACCTGGACGCGCGACGGGTCCGTGAAACCCGGCTCGGCGACCGAGTTAGCGACGAAGTTCTGATTCACCTGACGAAGTCCGGTGTCGATGTCTAGGACGCCAGGGGCGCCGCCGTTGACGCCTGCCGGAATCGTGGCCCGGATACGGTTCCAAAGGAGATTGCCCGCGTTGGTGCTCATGACCCACACTCTACCCCCGCTTGCAACCGAGCTTCAACTCGTGCGATACGGGCCGGATCGTGGGGTGGACAGACGACGAGAGGATCGAGCGAGCCCTGTGCGAGCTAGCCGACCACTGGTGGCTAATCTTCGGCGACGATCGTCCACGCGCCGCCGGCGGGGCCGACGTTGCCGTTGGTGATGTGGACCGAGAGATAGTCCGCACACGGGTTGGTGAGCTGAACGTTGACGGGAACGTCTGCGGGGGCGGCGAGCTGTTCGAACGCCTTGACCTCGAAGACAGGCGTGAACGAACCAACTGGATGCTCGTTGATGTTGCGAATGAGGCCAACGCGGTAATCAACGATCTGCGCCGGAATACCGTCGAAATTGTGCGAGAGGAGCGAGATGCCGATGCTCTTACGTCCGTAGATCGGAATCATCGCGAAGTAACCCGAGTTACCAGCGCCGAGCCCCCAAAGCCCCTCGCGCGCCATCGCAGCACGCTTGGTGGGTGGCGAGAACGCGGGCAGCTTGGCGTAGAACTGGAGATGTAAAAACGGCGCTTCTGTCGGCGTGAACGCACCCGTTACGCCGAACATGTTCGTGAACTGCTGACCTGCGTAGTAGCCGGTCGTCGTTCCGAACTGACCGCCGTGCCCATTCGCACCGACACCCTGGGCCAGATCGTTGTTGGACGGCTTGGGGCCCCACGGAAACACGTAGGCGGTCCCGGCCTGCATCGCGTCCCACCACGACTGGTTCGCGGTGCCCAGCGTGGGCTCCTTCTGCGTCGCTTGCGAGAACAGCAGCGGCGCTTCGCGCGTGATGATGCGCGGGAGACTGACGACCAGCTCGGGGAGCATGACATCAGCCGGCGGGATGTTGAGCGTCTTCAGCCGATCCCACGTGTACCAGCAACGATCGATCGTGCTGCGCGGGCCGATCGCGACCGCCGCCACCGACGACGGCACTGGACGGCTGCCGGGCGGTGGCCACTGCAGGTTGATCTCGGGTGTGACAGCGCCCGGCGTATCTGACCGAACGCCCCAGTCCGTGAATTCAAGCTCGAAGACGTCGTTGCTACGCGCGAGCGCGTCTTCGAACGGGAAGCTGTGCAGGGATTGAGGCATGGTCTCTCCGCGTTAAACGACGTCGCTGTTGGGCTTGACCGGGATTGCCTCGGACGCAGCCACCGAAATGATGACGCCGGTGCCGATGCCGACGGCGTAGAGCGCCTGACCCGGCGCGAGGACGAACGTGTCCTCTTTGTTGATCGGAATGATCCAGGCGTTCGCGAACACAGGGATGTTCGACAGCGTGCCGACGTCATGCGCGAGCAGCGCATTGTTCGGTCCGAAGTTGCGAACGACCACACGAAGCGGCACGCCAGCGGCCTTCATCAAGGTCGCAGGATTCTGCGTGCCCTGAATCGGGAGAACGAGGCTGTTCAGCTGTGAAGGCTGCATGTCGGACCCTCCGAGTAGAACTAGCGCGTGTTCGACGGCGGTGCGACTTGCAGGAGAAACCCTTGAAAGCCCACTTCGATGCGGAGCGAGACGAGCGGATCGACGGGAACCGCCGTCGGGATCTGCGCGCCATCCCACGTCGGCAGCGCGAGCGTGTCAACCACGACCTGGAAGCCCTCGGAGCGGATCAGGTAGTACGGCTCGGCCCACTCCCACGTCCGCTCGCTGCTGCCCTTGGTGAGCAGGTTTATCAGCGTCGGATTCTTCGTCATGATGACGTTCTTGCCGAAGTCGTTGATGCGCAGGCGCACCAATTCAGCAAGCATGTCTTGCGACGGCTGGTTCGGCAGCACGCCGTTCGCGTCGTCGAGCGCGGTGATGCGCGGGATCATGCGGTGGCACTCGAAGGGCATGTCGATGTTGTTGGTGAACACCGCGTCGGGGAACTGCGTGCCCGACTGACTGCCCTGCATGATGATTTCACCTGGCATCTCGTACGGGATGCGCATGGTGATTTCGCGATTGGCCCACGTGCTCGGAAGACGACCCATGTCAGCAGCTCCTTGTCGACGTTTTAACTTGATGTCGACGTCCAAACCCTATCACGGTGCCGACCCGTTGGTCATGTTCAAGGCTCCGACCATCGGTCCGCACATGTACCTGGTCGTGGCGACGATCTCGACGTGGCCCGAGGCGTTCGACCGTAAGACCGCCGACAAGGCGCTCGCGGCGTTCGTCGAACCACTCGATATGGACACGATACTGTCGACGTTCGACACGAACGTTCAGCTCGAAGAGCGAGCCCTCAACTGGGCCGACGTCATCGGTTTCCTCGCTCGCATCACCCAGCGAACGAATGACCTGGTACCGACGAACGTCGGCGTCGCGTTCTGGGCGCACTACCTACTTTGGGAAAACCAACAAGGAACGAATTGAGATGAAGATTTACGTCGCAGCGGCATCCAGCGAGATCGAGCGCGCAGAGAAGCGCATGGCGCAGCTTAAGGAGATCGGCTTCGACGTCGTCTCGACGTGGCCAGAGGTCATCCGCAAGGTCGGCTCCGCGAACCCAATAGAGGCGTCGCGCGAGGACCGCGCGACGTGGGCTGCCGAGGATCTATCCCAAGTCGCGACGGCGGAAGTGCTCTGGTACCTGATCCCCGAGAGCGCGCCGACGGACGGCGCTAACGTCGAATTCGGCTACGCCTTGATGCTCGGCGTGATGTCGCAGGAAGCCCGCGCCGCCGGGATCAACGCCCCCGTCTATCGCTTGCTCACGTCGGGCAAAGAGCGGTCGATCTTCACGGCGCTCGCGATCCATTACAAGACCGACGAAGAGGCGCTCACGGCGCTCAGGGTTCAGCTTGGCTTCCACCAGATGCTGGCCGGAAAAACGAAAAGCCCCGGAGCTTCCTCCGGGGCCGGACTCGACGGGCCGTCGAGCGAAGGTGGTTAGGGCGTCCAGCGAGTGCGATCTCGGCACGGCCCAAACCCGGGCGGCGTGCCCAGCGCCTCACCAATCTCCCAGCCGTAACGCTGGACCCGACGAGCAACCAATTCGTAGCGGACGTTAGCCAGCTCAGCCCATTCGCTGATGGTCCGCGATTGGCCGTTCAGCTCGTACCGGCGCGTAGTGCGTTGGTTCCGGTTCTGCTCGGTGGGTGTCGCCCACCTGATGTTGCCGGGCTCGTAATGCCCGTCATTATCGATGCGATCCAACGAGAACAATCGCTCCGATCCGTGGTCACGCGGCGGCCTCGATGCGAACGAGGGCCGCCGCAAACTTATCGAGGGTTGCGGCGACGACCGCCGCCACCGGCTGTGTCGAGCGCATCTACATCTGCGACGTCGACGGTGGTCCTCCCGTACACGCGGCGCGTGTGTAGGTCACCGCGAGCAATGGCTCGCCAAATGGTCGACGCGCTGACACCACGTCGAGCGGCAGCGGCTTCGATCGTGACCTGCCGGGCCAGATCGACGATGCGAGAGAGTGATTTCATGTGAGTCATGCGATGCTTTCTGTCGCATGCCTCGCCGTGGTCCATGGCGAGCATTACTAGTGACACCGATGTCATGCCTGGCCCTCGTCGAACGAGACCCAAGAAAGCGCCTCGCACCGCCAAGAAGCTGGCGAAGCGCAAGCGCAAGCGCACGACCGCGCGGAAGCCGCGTGACGTGGAGGTCACCCGCCGTTCACTAGCGATCGCGTCCTGTGACAATGCGACCCGCGCTCGATGCGCGGGAGGGACACGGCGTGCCCGCCTTGGCAGGATGTGTCCACCCGACACGTGTGGGCGCACACTGCGTGCATTGTGATGCCGCGACCGCCGTAGTCCGGGTACGGCTCGCTGCGCTTGTTGAAGCACCGCGTCTTGATGCTCGACCAGGCACGGTAGAGGGCGTTCACGGTTGTGCCGGTGGCGCGCGTGCCTCTGGCCGCACCGTGCTTGGCGCTAGCGATATTCCGCGCGACGAGATCTGGTCGAGGTCCAACACCCATGACCGACCGTCGCACGCAGGTCAGACAAACGAAAAGCCGCCCACGTTGGGCGGCTTTGGTTGCCGAAGCAGCTACGCCTAAATAGGCGTAATTGCTTTAGACAACGCTCCTCTTGATGAGGCCGTAGAGGTACGTCTTGACGTCCGCGAACGTCAGAGCCGCACCGTTGTCAGCAGCCGCCTGGCTGATGACGATCGGCGCCTCGGGCTGGAACGACATCTTGAAGCCGAGGTTCTCGCGGAGGTCGATCGGCAGGACCATCGCGTTGCGATCACGGGGCGACGGGACGCCGTTCTGCGCCAGCTCGAATGAGCTGGTCGTGGCGAACACGTAGTAGCCGTGACCCTGCGGGTAGTCCTGCATCACGCCGTACGTGTAGACCTTCCCGTTGTACGAGAATTCCAGGTACGTCACGCGATCGAACTGGAACAGCGTGTTGAGGATCGGCGGGGCCGAGAGCGCGCCCGAGCCGTCCGCGAGGACAGGCTGCGTCGGGTTCGCCGTCGGGCCGCGCATGACGCGGACCATCTTCACGCCGATGCCGTACACGTACATCTCCCACGACTGCGGCAGACCGGAGTCGCCGTTACGGGGGACGTTGGTGTCGACGCGCGTCGAGGCGCGCGTGCCGCCCGGGATGGGCTGCGAGCGGCCAGCCGTGAACGCCTCGACCGGCGAGGTCTGGGTGTTCGTGATCTGGACGGTGCTGTAGAGCTTGTCGTCGATCCAGTCGCTGATCGCGACCGTCTGCCCGTTGGGCAGGGTGAGGGTCGTGGTTCCGGGTGCTACGCCAACAGTTCCAGCCATGTCACGTTCTCCTGAGAAGAGGGTCTAGGAAGCCCGAACGTCGGGGGACGTCCCCCTGGGTTCGGTAGGCCGCGAAACACGCGGCTTGGCCGGCTTAAACGGGGTCGAACCGTCTCCTCCCTCGGGCCTTGAACCTTCGGGTGCTCTCACCGGAGAGCTTGTCAGCCGTCGACACGGGTTGCCCCGTGCGAGCGAGTTGTCAGGGAACTAGCGGCTGCCGCCGAGCAAGGTCGCGCCGTACGCAGCCGACAGACCGTGGATCTGCGGACCGCCGAGGAGCGAGACCTGGCTCGACCGCGAGCTGGGCTGGCCGAGCAAGCTCACGGGAGCCGAGCGACCGAGTGACGTACCGGCGAAGCCGGGACCCGCAACGCCCGGGATCGTGCCGACCGACTGCGGCTGTGGCGCGATCGACGGGATGCCAAGGCCATTCAGGTAATTCATCTTCGGGATGCCGAGACCGTTCAGGTACGTCCCATCAGCCTGACGACGCATACCGAGGCCGTTGAGCGCGTTCACCTGCGCGATACCGAGGCCGGCCATCGCGCCCGGCTCCTTCTCGACGGCGGTCTGCACGGCGGCACTCGCCACCGCGACCGGGAACAGGAGCTTCTCGATGTACGAGAGGCCCGCTGCGAGGAACGAACCAACGACGGAGCCGAGCGCCATCGGGCGCGTCGAGCGCATCGCTGCGAGGAGACCGGAGGTGCCGAGGCCCGCGAGCAGGCCGTACAGCTCGCGGTTCTTCGCGTTCTTGCCGCCCTGGACGTGAGCGAGCGCCATCGACGTCACGCCTGCGACGCCACCGCCGATGAGCGTGCCGTAAAAGCTCAGCGGACCAGCGCTGAGACCGAGGCCGAGCAGGTTGACTTCTCCGAGTAGCTTCGCGCGACGGGCCATTGACGTTCTCCTTGTTATCGAGTCGGGTTGGAGCAGCTACCGGTGAACACCAGCCCGCTGCGATGCTTCTTGCTCTTGGGGACTCTGCAGATCTCGACGCCGCGCTTCGTTCGCTTGTTGAACACGCAGCGACAGTCGGTGCGCTGAACCGGACGTTCCCCGACGCCGGCCAACGTCATGACGTGATTCTTCGCCACTAACCGTTCCACCAACGGTTGGTCCACTGGTGCCAGCTCGTCTCGGCCTGCGAGCGAGCGTAAGCGTTCGGCAGACCACCACCCTTGAGGAGATGGGCGACCATCTGCTCCTTGGCGATCATCTGCGGCGCGATCTCCTCGCCGACCTGCGGGTAGCCCGCGCCCCAGCCGGGCTGGATCATGCCGCCGGCGCCGATCGCGTGCATCCGCTCCATCGGAAGCGCCTGGAGGACCTGCTTCTTCGCCTGCTTCTTCGCGCGCCACGCGGCGAATTGCAGACGAATGCGATCGATGACGCCGACACCGCGAAGACCGCCGAGACCGTTGGTCTGGAGATCCATCGGGTACTGCGTGAACGACGCCGCCACCGACTGGACGTCGGCATTCGGGTCGTAGCCGATCGCCGGCTGGAGGACGCTCGTGCGGTAGACCCTATCGGGCCTGACGTAGTGCGAGGTGCCCCCATGCCGCGTGATGATCTGCATGGTTCATGTGTACCGACGTAGACGTAACTAAGCAATATTGTTAAAGAACTTAGAACAGCAGATCACATGAGGCTTCATAACACCCTGAAAGATCGTTCCAAGCGCCCGCGCTTGATCAATTCTTTGATCTGTCGTTCGGAAGGTGCGACAGAACGTAGACACGTGCGAACCGTGTATTTCCTGTCGAACAGCGATCTCTCGCGCGTGAAGATCGGCAAAGCGACACGAACTTCGACACGGGTTCGCGCCGTTCAGGCTGGGTCTGCCGAGCAACTCTTACTCGTGGCCGAGGTCGACGGCTACACACACGTCGAACGCTGGTTTCACGATCGCTTCGCGACACGCCGAATCCACAACGAGTGGTTCGTAGTCGACGACGAGCTTGGAAAAACAATCGCAGAGATCCAGCGCGCAGGGCGCGGCGCGAGCAGACATCTTTGCCCTGATGCTTTTGCGAAAGATCTGCCGCCACAGATCAACGCGCACACGAAACTGACACCCGAGATCGTCGAAGAAGCACGCTGTCGCTACGATCGCGGAGAATCGATCACGGCGCTGATTCACCGCTTCTCGGCGATCAAGCCGCTCGATCTCAGTCGGGCGGTGTTCGGGCTCACCTGGCAACAACTGGCGCCGACGACGCGAAAACCACCTGACGATCTGCGTCGGTTGCTTCAGGGCAAGTATCGTAGAGTCTCGTAGCCATGATGATCCTCAATCCGACGACCGCTGCTGCCGTGGTGCTGCACGCGAGCGATGGGGTGTGGATCATGTTCCTGCAGTCGACGGCGCCCTGTGATCCGTACGGCCCAATCATGATCGAGAGCACGATGCGGGAACGGCTCGCGGCTCGTTTGACAGATCTCAACGAGGACAACGCCTACGGTCTCCGATTGATCGGTCTGATGCCGGTGAACGACCCCAAGAATGTCGACACCGTCTTGGAGGCGTTCGACGCCTACCGGCTGCACGATGCGTGGTTCGCACCGAACGCCGAGCTTTTGGCGTTCATCGCCGAGAACGCCCAAGACGCGATCTCGTTGCTCCTGGCGCAAACGCGGCCCGGCGCGCTCCCTGACGCACCGATCATGATCAACGAAATGGCTGACATCCTCGGGGTCTCGGTACCGACGGTGCGGCGCATGATCAAGCTGGAGGAGATCCCGTTCCTGAAGTTCGGCCGAGTCTACCGTTTCATCGCCGCCGATGTTCTCGCGAGCCTAGAACGACGCCAGCGGTAACCGCACTGCCGCGCTGCCGGATCCTACTACTTCAGAATCGCCGCGAGCCCGCCGAGAACGCCGAGACCGAGCGCGGCCACGGTGCCGACGACAATCCACTTGCGATTCTTCCACCACCATGAATCGAACATCGCGTTAGCGGCGTCGATCGGGGCGTCCATTGTACCGCCGAGGTAAGGGCCGACCGGCTGCGCCGTCGACTGCGTCATGCCCGGCGGGAACCGCATGTCGGTGACCTGCGGATTCATCGCGGGATCCATGTTGAACTGCCACGCTGGGATGAACCCGAGGTTGTTCATGGCGTCAGCTTACATCACTTCGGTTTCGCGAAGCCGGGCTTGCGAGCGATGGCCACGATCGGCGTGAACACCGGGAAGAGCCCACCCATGAGGAACCACCACACACCCCAGCCAATGCTGCCGTGGTTGCGCTTGATCCCGTGGTAACCACTCGCGCCTGCTGACGCGAGCGCAAGGAGCCCCCAGATCGTGTTCTTTGTGATCTTCGACGAGTCGACGATCGGCGGTGCGTCGGTGACGACAGGTTCAGCACTGAGGTGACCGAGCCCGTTCAGCCCGTACAGCCCATGTACACCGGTCATCCCGCGCAACGCTTGCAGATTCAACATGCGTCGATGATGCCGCTGCTACGCGGGGAAGTCGAGAGCCTCGGCGTAAGGGACCTCGACCGCGTACTTGTTGCGGCCGGGTAGCGTCGTGTCGAGCGCGACCCACTTCGACGGGCCGTTCTTCGGCAACCCTGCGAGCGGGAAGATGTGCGACCAGTCGTCGCTCTTGCTCTCTTTCATCACGCGAAGGCGCGGCGTGATGCCATTGAGCGCGAGCAAGGTCGCGATCAGCACGCTCTGGTCGTCGCAATCACCGCCGCCGAATTCCAGCGTGCGCCGCGCGCTCTGATAAAGGTCGATACCCTCGACGTCGCCGTTCGGGAACTTGATCGGCGCGACATCGCCCGTGTACCGGACGTTGTCCTTGACGAAGTTGTACACCGCACGCGCCTCGCACTCACCATCGCGCTCGGGGCACTGCGACGTGATCTTGAGTGCGAGCTTGCGCATCTCCGGATCTTGCACCGACTTGTGGACGAGTTTCTGGATCGACGCGAGGCGCTCTTCGATCGGCATTCCTTCGCTGGCGCGAAGCGTCGTTCGCATGTTGCCGTCGGAGTAGCCGTCGATCGCCGGCGCCTCTTCGTACCGCTTCGACATGAAACGTACACGTCCGAGGCTCGCCGTCTTGCGCTGACGGTAAATGAAGTACCCGCCAAGGAGAGCGACACCGAGACCAACGAGGCCCCATTGCTTGCGTGACAGCGCCATTGGTCCTGACGGTATCACGCTCTATGTTAGGCTCGCGATATGCTCCAGTTCTCCCCTCTTGGCTCCGTGTCCGATGACTACGTGGATTGCTTGGCCGAGGGTGGAGATGCGGACGTCTGCCGAGAGCTGCATCCGCCGACACCTGGCGCGCCCACGACCTCGCCGATCATGACGGCGGAAGAACAGCAGATCGCTTCGAGCCATGCGTGCGACGTCTGCGACCCGAACACGCAGTGGTGTGACGGCACGACGTGTATCCCGTTTACCGTCGAAGAACAGGCTAAGTGGGCTGCTGTCGGAAAGCCGCCCGAGCAGATCGTCGTTCGGGCGAGCCCGACCCGATCGCTCATCCCCGGTGTTTCCAACACGACGCTCGCGATCGGCGCGGCCTTGCTCGGGCTGGGTGTCATCGCCTACAAGCGCACGCGCCGAGCGTGATAGCCTACGTTCCAAGGAAGGTGAAGAAGACATGATTACGATGAACGGACTCGGAGCAGGCGGCGATAACTGCGACCCAGCAACGTCGTGGTACCAGTCCGACCCGAACATGGCGTACTACGGGAGCTGCATCCCGTTCGCCGGCCTTCCCGGCTCAAGCTCGACCGGCCCCGCGCCGACGACGCAGACGACGGCAGCGTCTCCGTGGTGGGGCTCGCTCCTCACCAGCCTCACGTCGGGCGTGGTCAAGGGCATCGTCGGCAACGACGGTCAGCCCGCGACTCCGACGATGCCGCCGCCCAGGATGCCGCCCACGCCGTGGTACGCAACGCCGACCGGCATGATCGGCATCGGTGTCGGTGCGGTCGCGCTGATCTTCCTGCTGAGGAAGTAATGCTGGCGGTCTCACCAGCAAAGCAACCGCTCGCCGGGATTCTCGATAACTTCATCGACTCAGTCACCGGTAGAGCCGTCTCCAGCGCGACCACCGCCGCACAACCGCTGCTCGACGACGTCGAGCGACGAGTCAAGGCGCTCATTCTGCCTGTGGTCTTCTTCACCGCCGGTAGCTTCTTGATCGGGCTACTCACGTACCGCGAAGTGGCCAAGCGATCGAAACCGGTCGCGGGACTCCGAGGGCGCCGATGATTCTCCTGAACCCGAACGTTGGCGTTGCGCCAGGCACCACGACCATGCAGCTCGGCGAAGCGTGCGCGCCGGATCCGATCGAGCCCGAGTCGCCGTTCACGCAGATGGTCACGACGTACGCGCCGTCGTCGACGACACTCGACACCGGCGTGGAGCTGTGGATCCCGTACCAAGACACCGTTCGCTTACGTGGGCTCGGTGAGATTGCGCCGCCGCGCTGGGGGCTCGTGCTGCTCGCCGGACTCACCGCGTTCGGCATCGTGCTCGGATTGCGACGTTGGCGCGCCAAGCGTTGAGCGTGATACCGTAGCCGCATGCTCGGTTTCATTCCCGCGCCGATGGGCCAGAAGGTCCCCGGGCAGTACCCGAATCAGATCCAGTACAGCTACGGCGGCGACGGTCACTACCTCTGTCCCCCGGATCCGCGGTTCAACCAGCACGGCGAGATCGGGATGTACTACGACACGCCGCTCGGTGGCCCACAGATCCCGACGGACGCAGAGCTGGCGACCGTCTACGGCCGGACACCGGTCGCGAGCGCGTGGATCACCGCCAAGGAAGGCTACTTCCCGTCGCCGTGGCGACCGCCGGGCGGCTGGAACCCCGCTGGCGCATGGGGCCCGCAGCCGAGCTTGGGCGCTGCGCCCATGATCTTCTACAAGTTCGGCATGTCGCCGCTACTGTGGGGGCTCGTCGCGGGCGCGGGCGGGCTCCTCTGGTGGATGACGCACAAGACCAAGCCGCGTCGGAGGCGTTAGATGCTGACGCTCGGGCTCGGTGATCCCGTCGATCTGACGTTGCCAGAAACGGCGACGGCGACCGAGACACAGGCTGTGATCGCCGCGCTCAACGCGCACAACGATCGTGTTTTCAAGGTCACGCTGATCTCGACGATCGTTGTCGGGCTCGCAGCGGCGCTCAACACGCTGCGCACGTTCCGCACCCTTCAGCGCGAGGAAGCGCGCGAGATGGCTCTCTTAAAAAGGCTCAAGAAATAATGGCGAAGCAAGCGGCTCTCCCGACGTACCGCACTGCCGCTCGCGTTCTTGAGGGCGAAAAGGGTTCGGGCATTCGCCTCGCCGGCTGGACAGTCGCCCGCACGCTCATGATCGCACCGCCGATGATGATCGTCGGTGTTCCGATCCGGCAGGCGTTCACAGGCGCGGCGCTCTCGTCAGCGCTGATCAGTCTGTTCACGGTGATCCGCCTCTTCGATGCACGGCAGACCGGCATGGCCGGGCTCGACTATGGCAAGCAGATGGCCGGGCTCACTCGTCGACGGCCGGTTCGCCGGCGCTCTTACGCAAGGTAAGAATCAGCGGGATCGACGGCCAGATCACGCCGAACACGATCGACGAGCCCGTGATCAGGAGCAGCTCTTGGATGTCGAGCGGTTCGTCGATCACGTGACGCCGGGCCGCTTCGTAGAGCAGCACGACACTGGTCATCGTCACAAGGATCGCGACGGCGACGTACGTTGGCCCGACGAATACCGCGACAGCGCCCGAGATGAACAGCGCGAAGACAATCTGACCAAGTGCGGTGAGGAACTGCACCCCCTCTATCTACACGAGGGGTACGTCATCGCGCGAAATTTCACGCTCGCGCGCGCCCGTTCGCGGGCTTGGCGGGCTTGACAGGCGGCTGAACCTCGACTGCGTTGTCGTCACCGGTCTCGTCACCTTCGTCTTCCTCGTCCTCATCTTCGTCGTCATCGGTGTTGCCCGACAGCTCGTTGAGAACGATCTGTGCGGCCTCGTCGCGGAACTGCTGCGAAGCATCCGGCAGGAGGACGTCCATGAAGTCGGCGACACGACCCTGACCGAGCAGCTCGGTCATCGCGAGGATTTGGATCTGCTGCTGCATCACGATCATCGCGGCCTGCAAGATCACACTCGCCGCCTGTTCTGGCTCGACACCGTCGACGGTGCTGTCCTTCTTGAGACGCGGCGGCGACATCTTCAGCGACTCGTGGAAATGCGCGACACCGACACGAAGCTCTTCGACCTTCGGCAGAATCGGACCGAACCATTCAAGATCGGTGCGCCCATGGATACGCCTGACCTGTGCGCCCTCGACGACAGCGGGAACCGGGCCCGTCGTCCATTGTGCGTTCGGATCCTTGCCGTTGCCGTTCGAGGCTCGCACCGACGACGTCTGCGAGACTTGCGTGTCACCGGCGGGGCCCGCGCTCGCGGGAACCTGTGGGCCGTTCAGACCGCCAGCTTGCTGACGCGCCTGCATCTGCGCCTGCACCGTCATCGCCTGCGCCTGTGCCTGCATCGCGGCGGCGTTCGCCTGCGCGAGTGACGCCTGCGATTGCTGTGTCGCTACGGCTTCCTTGGTCTTGCCGCCGAGATACCGCTCGGCCATCGACGACGCGCGCTCCAGTCCCTTCTCGATCAGCTGGATGGTCTCGCTACCACCGCCGCTGTTGAGCTGCAGGATTTGCTCGACGGCGTTGCGCTGCATTTCGAGGATCGACTGGTACGTCGACGTGATCGAGCGCGTCGCCTGATCGAGCCCGTTGCTTGACTCCTTGGCCATCGCCATCACGTCGCGCGGGTTCATCATGTACGACTGCATCTGCGCCATCTGTGCGGTCTGGTTGCGGGCTTGCTCCTTCACCGCTTCGACCTGCTGGCGTGCGTTCTCCTGTAGGAACATCAGCATCGGGTCCGGGCCCTTGTTCGCTGACGCTGCGGCGAGCGCAGCGGTCTGTGCCGCAGCTTGCTGTTGTGCCACGACCGACGCCTGCATCGCTTCCATCTGGCGACGGCTCTCCTCGGCCTGACGCTGGATCATCTCCTTCATCTCGCGCTCGCGGCGTTCAGCTTCGCGCTCGCGGCGCTCATCGGCGGCTTGCTGCGCGAGCACGCGGTTCTGTTCCTTCAACGCCTCGATCGCGGGGTCGGTCGTCGGGCGCTGCGTCGCCGCCGTGGCGAGGGCCGCGATCATCTGCTCCAGCTTCGAGAACTTCTCGTTCTGGGCGTTCGCCTCGGCACGCATACGAGCCTCGGCGCGCTCCAGCTCCTGTCGGTGCTGCGCCTGCATCTGCTCCTCGCGGGCGCGCTGCAACTGCGCCTGCATCTCCTTGAGCTGCTCTTCCATGCGTCGACGGTCCGCGTCAGCCGCAGCGAGCGCGGCGCTGTTCGGGTCATAGCGGACGACCGGCTCACGCGGCGTGTACTGCGAGGCCGGCGGCTGCTGCACGTAGACCGTCTGCGGCTGACCGGGAACGTTGGCGGGGAGACCGTTGTGGAACGCGGAAGGGAAAGAACCCATAGGACGCACCTGCTGTGGCTGTGAGGGGGCGATCGGACGATCGGGGGCGGCTGCTGCCGAGAGCGTCGGCGGAACCTTCTCGGGGTAATCTTGCGGGTTGTAGAAGATCGTCCAGTCGTGCTTCGCCGGCTGCGGCATCGACGAATCGGTGACGGTGATGGCGTACATGCCGCCACCCGACCAATCCGTCACGAGCCACTGCTCCAGTCCCTTGACGTCTTCCTTCGACCAATTCGAGCCCTGCGATGACCCATCGTCACCGGCGGGCAGCGGGATCATCGTGCGGGCGTTGCCCTTCAGCTTCTCCACACGAACGGAGAGCGGTTCTGACATGGACTCCAGCTTGGCTGGATCGAACACCTTGGCGCCGATGGGTTGCTTGCTCACGGCGTCCACCATAAGTCGTCTCAACGAGCCTAGCTAATATTTGCGAGCAGAAGATCGAAAGCCTATGTTGCCGGCATGGGCCATTCGAACCTCAAGAAAGAGCTGAACACCCTCCTCGTTCCCAAAGAGCGAGTGATCTCGAAAGGTCAGGGCTGCTGGAACTGCAAGCACTGGGATCGCGAGATGGCCAAACCCCTGTGGACACAGAAACGCCAAGGGGATCTCACGACGGCGTTGAACCTCGCGCTCGATCTCCCCAAAGGCGAACCGACGACGATGCAGGAGGCAGTCGAGGCCGGACCGAACGGTGTTCGCTGCTTCAACATCAAGTCGATGGTCGACAGCCTCGACCACCTGGTCGCCTCCGGTCACGTGGGCGTCTGTAAGGGCGGGGGCCGGAACGAGAAGGACGACCCCGTCGGTGACTTCGTCGTCCACTCGTTCCAGTGCGATCGATGGACCGGTGTGTCCGGCGCCTCGCTCGCGACCGGCGGCAAGAGCGACACGCTGCCGATGGAGCTGGCCGAGAAGATCGACAAGCCCAAGCCGAGCTGACCCGTTTTACGGCTCGACGCCTTCTATGTCGGGCTCCACCCAGAAACACGCGGAGAATCGACAGGCTCAAGAACTGATGCAGCTCGACGCCAACAATCTCACAGAAAAACGTTGCACTAAGTGCAAACAGATTAAGGCGTTAGATCAGTTCTACGCGCAACCCAGAGGTCACTTAAAACGCGCGGCCCAGTGCAAGGCGTGCGACCGCACGTACTACAGCAAACGCTGGCGGGACAACAAAGACGCTCTGCGCCCCAAGCTCAACGCCTGGAAGAAAAACAACCCGGACAAAGTCCAAACCATAGCCCTCCGACGGTACGGGCTAACCAGCGCGTCCTACAAAGCCATGCTGAAGGCTCAAGGCGGCTTGTGCGGGCTCTGCGGCAAGCCGTTCGACAACACCCGTCTGGGGCGCCCGAACATTGATCACGACCACGATACCGGCGTCGTTCGTCAACTGATTCACGGGTCCTGCAACCTCGTGCTCGGCATGGCCAAAGAGGACGTCGAGGTACTACGTGGAGCCATCGACTACCTATAGAGGCACAAACGATGATGGAAGTCCTGTTTGTCTACTCGTTGTTAACGTCGGCGCTGTTCTACCTTGGTAGCCGCGCCAAAATCACCCAAGTCTTGTGGTCGAAGTACCCGCCGTGGCTTGCGAGCTGGGCCGATTGTGCGGCTTGCTCAGGAGCCTGGTACGGCTTCGCTGTCGGACTCGTGGCCTCCAACAGCGGCGCAGACCTCCCCCGTATACTGACGCAGTGGTGGTCGCCCCTGATCGTCGGCCTGTGCTCGATCGTGTGGACCCCCATCGTCGCAGGCTTCATGCAGGCCGGGTTCGAACGGCTCGGCACCACGATCGCAGAAGACGATGCCCAGACCTAACCGGTCGATGGCGCCGTACTTCGTGCAGATGCGGGAGCTGGAACGCAGGCTCTTGCGCAGCGCGTTGACACAAGCGCAAGAATCGGTCGGTTCTGTCACTACCAAGCCCGGGGATCTCATACACGTCGTCGCCGCGATGCTTGGCGTCAAGCCCGGCTACATCAAGGTGCGCGCGAAGGTGCTCGGCGGCGTACTCGACGATCAGCCTCTGGAACCACCACCCAAGATCGCGACCGAGGTCTGGGCAGAACAGGACAACAAATCGTGATGCGAAACCTGGTCGTTCAGGCTCTGCCGGCGGGCGCCGTGATGACAATCAACGTCGAGCCGCCGATGGCTGACGACGAACGGCCGATCCTCCTCCCGTTTCGAGGCAGCGGGACCGTTGTCGTACGTGTGATCCATAATGCCTGCCTCGAAATCGAAAACACGACATCCGAAATCGCGCCGTTCGCGATCTGCGTCGGGAAACCGCCACAGCTGCCCCCACAGGTGCAAGTGCTGGCGAACCTGCTCATTCACACGTTGAGGAACCGCTGATGCAATCTGCCACGCTGACCCTGACTCTCGCCGACTACGACGCGCTCAAAAACGCCCGCACGACGGCCGAGAACGAAGCTGCCGATCTCCGACGACAACTCAAAGAGGCGCGCACGGCCGACCCGCTCGGCAAGCTGACCGACCTCAACAAGTTCACGCGCGACTGCATGACGGTCGCTCGCTTCGCCGTCGCGAATCTTCCGCCCGAGACGATTCGCGGCTGGCCGTACGAGGCGCTGCAGAACCTCGCGCACAACATCCACGTGCTGCCGGACTTCTCGACGAACGATCGCGACATGGCGCTCGATTTGCTCGCGTTCGCGCGCGACGCCGAGGAGCTGGAGAAGCGTCGTAAGGCGACCGCGATGGTGCCGACGAAGTTCACCGCTGAAGAGCTGGAAGAGCGTCGACGTCGACTAGAACAGGATCCGATCGCACAAGGATTGATCGCCAAGATGCAGGGCACGAACGTTTAGTTGCTCGCGATCTCTGTCGTGTGGTAACTCCGAGATCAGGATCGTCGTCCGTCTCGACCCGGACCGATCCAAGGCACCCTCGACACACTCGCCCCCGAGAGTTGAGGGTGCCCAACCGCTTTCTGATACGATGATCGCCATGATCATCCGTGTCGCGTACGACGGCCCACCGTACTCGTACGAACCGAAAGAGCAGCCGATGCTGGGCTGCGGTTCGTGTAACAAGCCGCTCGGGCTCGTTCGCGAGGGTCTCCGTGGACTCGGACGTAGCGCACCGCCAGTGGTGAACCCAGGTGATGGGGGCTTCGATCCGGTGAGGGATGATCCGGCTGTCAAAGACTATTACGAGCAGCAAACGGCTGCAGCCTCAGCCTCAATAGCGGCCGGCTCGATGCCGATCCACATGATGCAGAAAGTGCAGCCTGTTGTGAAATATTGGCCGTACATCTTCGCAGCTGGCGCGATCGGGCTCTACTTCATCGTCAGGAAGAAGTGATGCTGACGCTCAGCGACGCGGTCCCACCGCAGGATCCGACCACCGCTGACGCGCCGATCGTCAAGCCACCAGCTATCGAGATGGTGAAGATCAAGGCGCTGTCAACGTGGAACGCGCTCACGATCGGCGTGATCACCGGGTTCGCGCTCAGCCTCGGCACGTTCATCTTCGAGAGCGCACGCGATAAGATTCGCGCTCGTCGCTAGTACACCTGCTTCTGCGGCTTCCGTCGATTCTCCCACTCTTCCTTGGCGATCTCCTGGCCAGCCCTCTCTCTGACCTGCTGAACGCTCAAGGTGTCTTGGTGCTCGTCGGCGATTCGCTTGAGTCGGATCGCGTACTCGCCGTACGGGAGCTTGTGCTTCTGGTAGTGGAGGTAGCGCGCCCACGCCGCTTCTTCGGCGGCTGGGAAGAAACCGATCACCATCTCCTCGTTCAAGAGGGGATTGCGCCCCACGGCGCGGAATCGCTTCTTGCCGTTCGTTCCGCCGGTCACGTAGATGCCGACGAACCCGCTCGCCAGGTCATCGCTCCGGTGCAGCTTTGAGAGGTCGATCTGATCGATGAGCTGTTGATGCGCGTTCAAAAACTCGGGGCCGAACACGTCTAGGTCCCCAGTTTTCACCATGTGATCGATCTTCCGGAAGAACCACCGGAGGACCCATCGGGGTGTCGTATCCATGTCCGAGGCCAGCTGGAAGAACAGCTGCCAAACAGCGGGAGGTATCGCAATCCTCGTTTGCCTGAAGCCGGAATCGTCCAAATCCGAGGGCTCGGTGGTTTCTGGATCCGGCTGATCTGTAGTGCTTTTGGCAATCATCCCCGGCCATCTAAACGAATTTCGACCAAAACGTCCATCTCATTTTCCGGAAAACCCTCAAATCCGACCCTCCCCTGTCGAGCAACTTGATACACGGGATGTATCACCAAATCGCAAGTATCTGTATATATAGGCTTCTATAAAACCGTAGTAGTAAAGAGTGTGTTTGGGAAAGTCCGTAGGATTTTTCGAGATTTCGAAATAGAAAACGAAAGCTCGAAGGATAATTACAAAGACTACTAACCCCATTTTTGCCTCCGAGCGATGTTGATACACCGCCAGAACGAGGACGCAGCTATCCCGACAGGTTGAGCCGGCTTCGGTGAGCCCTACTCGGACTTGCGGCTGAGCGGCTTGATCGCGCGGAGTGCCGGGAAGCGATCCTTGATCGCCTCGCGATGCCGCCAGGCGTAGCGCCCGCCGAAGAACAGGATCGCCCCTCCGATGAGGAGGGGAGCGTGCGTCGACACCCAACCGAGGAGGTCGAAGCTCTTCTTCGCGATGGTCACCACGGCTTTGCCGGCCTGGTAGGTCGCATTCACGACGTCCTCTGCGACACCTGCGATATTGCGCAGAATCTCGTAGGCGTCGCTGACCAGGTTGATCACGATGAGCGCCATCTGCGACCACCAGGGTCGAATGCAGCTGACGACGTACGAGTCGCCAATCGCGTCAGAAGCGGCCCCCAGCGCGTCCATCGCCCATTCCTTGAAGCCGTCGGCGAAGACGTAGGCGGTCTTGAACGCAGCGGCAGCGGAGGTCTCAGCGCTGTCTGCGGCGTCGAGGTAGTTCTTGGACTGGTTGGTCACGCGCAGGAGCGCCCGGTAGCGGTCCATCCCCGTCGGGAACGAGCAGCCCGGAGCGACCGCGCAGTCGGTCTGAGCCTTCGCCAACACGTCGAACGCCTGCGAGAGCACAGCTTGCACCGACGCCACGCCGCGCCGGATCGACTCGGGCTCAAAGTAGTTCGTCGGGTGCCAGTCCCTGCCGAGCGCGTACCGGCGCTCGTCGATCGGCGACGTCAGCTCGTTCGCCTTGTTGATGCACCGGATCGTGTCGTCCTCGCCCGCGCCGATCGGCACCAGCGAGTCAAAGAAGCCGTTAAGCGCCATGGCGCGCCCCCTTGGTCGAGTGCGTGAAGAGGTAGACGCCGAGACTGAGCCCGATCGCGATGGCGGTCCCGACGCGCCACCAGTTCGTCTTGTACTGAGGCTCGTAGCCCGGGGGCGGCTGTAGCTCCGGGGGGAGGTCCGACGGGTTCATGCCCGGCGGCAGATCGGCCACCACGATCGGGATGTTGTAGTTCTCGTCGAGCACACACTGACGCAGGCACGTGGCATACGCAGCAGCGTAGGCGTCCGTCGACGGAAACATGCGCGGGTTGACCGCATCGCAGCGATCAAGGCACAGCCCGTAGTTGGTACGAGGATTAGCGAGCCCGCGTCGAAATCGCATGGCTCCGAGCCTATCACGAGCGACAAGTTAATCGCGCAGCGGCTCCTTCTGGGGTGGCGCCGGTGGCGGGTCCCATGCAGATTCAACGTCCTCGTCGACGACGGCGTTCACGAGAGCGTCGACGGTCGCGAGCAAATCGTCGATCACCGGCATCAGCCGCTCCATCACCTTGTCGGCGACACGCTCAGCGAGAGCATCGATCTCGGCTTCGGTCATTTCTTCTCCGGGTGTTTGCAGTTGGAGCCGTGCCCGAAGGAGATTGAGCAATGCGCTCGCCACACCGCGTGCGCGAGGCAGACGTCGACGCATCCGCGCCCGTCGTGCGTCGTGAATACAACCGGGCCCTCGCACTTCGGTGAAACAGAATCGACGTACGCGCACTTCACTTATCAACCCTAGCTCATGGGCCCGACGCGGGCGATTTTCCGAAGCCGTGCGGCGAGTCGCCGGATCCTCGACGGGTAGCCGTTGCAGCGACCGGTGGTCACGCCGTGGTTGCCGCAGCCGTAGCCCGCGAGCGCGAGCGGCATGTCGCCACGGGTGCGCTTGAGCCACGTCCGCAGCTCGGCCGCTTGCGCGAGCATCGCGGGCCTGAGGTCACGGAGCGCGAGGCACGCACGCCACGTGGTCGCCGCCGTCTGCGCGATCCCGCAGTAGAGGTTCCCGGTCCAGCCGAACGGGGCGCGCATCGATCGCCAGGCTCCGGTCTGTCGGGCATCACCGATGAGTCGCGACACCGCTGTGGGATCGAAGCGACTCTCGATGTATTGCTGCGCGAGCAGCGCCACCGGGTCGAGATCGTCACCAGCTGCGTCCATAGCGGACGAGACCAGTCGGTCAGCAGCCGCCCGATCGAGCTTGGTGTTTGGGAGATCTTGGATCGCTTTGGAGAGCCGTTTGTCGTCGAGGATCTCGGCGGAAACTGATCTGGAAAGCAAGGCGAAACCTACAACAAGAATCGGTCTCATTCCAGCGTGGTAACACGCGGGTCCGACGCTACCGCTTGAGGTACAGGCGCTGAAAAATCTCCGAGGTCGTTCGGCCCCTTACCTTCTCGAAGTCGCCATCGCTGACGTCGGCCGCGACCAGCGGACGCTCCTCGCGCCAGCCCTCGCGGATCGATCCTTCGCGCACTGATTCGTTCGCGACGACCTCGCTCGGTTTGAAGTCTGGATCGTCCTTGATCGCCAAGACCAGCGCCTTGCGGGCAGCTTCGCCGGACTCGGCGACGATGTAGATGTCGTAGATCGCAATCGCGTTGAACAGCTTCACGAACCCTTCCCTCCTTTGATGACGGGCAGCTTGATCACGGCTTGCGGCAAGCTGTACGCGGCGGCGTAGAGCCCGCGCTTCCACGCGATCCAGAACGCGCGACGCAGACGATCGTCGGCGTCGCCGACGAGCCGCGCGCTGACGCCGATCGAATCGCGACAGCGGTATTCGAGCACCAGCTCCTCGACGTTCATCGGGTCGAACCCAGAGAATGTGCCGATCAAGATCGCGTTGTAGATCTCGCCGCCGCCGTCGCTCTTCGCGAGCATGACTTGCAGACACCGGAGCGCGGCGCGCAGCGTGCGATTCGGCGTTGTCGTCGTTGCGAGCAGATCCTGCGCGGTCCAGTAGGTGTCATCGCTCGTCGTGCGATTACGGCAGACGTCGTCGAGCCAGAGCAGCTCGCACTCACCTTTGTCGTGACACGCAGCGCGATTCGCCAGCTCGATCGCGTTCCAGCCGTTTCGCCACGGCAGCGTGAACCAACCGTTGGCGTTGTTGTCGAGCTGATGCTCGGCAATGACGGCGGCTAGCTCATGCAGATCTTCGTCGACGATCGGTTCTTTGGCTGGCGGTCGGCGGGGTCGTTTACGGCTCGGCGATTTGCAGGCCATCCATCGCTTGTAGCAGGCGGGTCCGACACGTCACTTGAACAGCGTGTTGCCTTCGTCCTCATCTGGCGGGCGTGGCACGCTCTTGAGCTTGGGCTCACCTTTGCGCCAGATACGGTAGACCCGATGGCCACCCGTGACGACGGTCTCTACCTCGAAGTCGCGATCAATGTGCGGCGAGCGGAGTTTCTGCGCCAGCGTCTTCGACGATTTGTAGAACGTCACACCGTTGGCTTGCGCGAACCCTTCCAGCTCGTGGTGCAGTTCGTTGAGGGACATCTCGCGACCGGTGTTCTTGTAGCCGCCGCCGCGATAGACGACCCACTTGTGGAGTAACTCTACGAGCGGGTCCTCTTCGTTGATGAACGCATCACGCTCAGCGGCGAGCGCCAGCATCAGATCGCTGACGGCGTTCTTCTCCCAGTGCAGCACTTCCCCGACGATGCGCGCAAACGCCGCGAAGTCGGCCATACGAGTCGTTTCGACACTCTTCTCGTCGTTATAGACGCGCATGTGATGGACGATCCGGTTGACGTACCACATGTATTCGCCGAGAAGCTCCGAGCGCAGGTCGAGGATTTCTTGCCGGATCTCCTGGAACGGAACGAAGTTTTCGAGTCGCTCCAAACGCAAGATCACCGAACGATCAGCGACGTCTTCTCGACGGAAGCTGGCCGGGTTCTTTGACGCGATGACGACGAAGGCGTGCGGCTTAATCTTGACCTCTTCGCTGTCGGAGAACAGCTTGCGCTTCACCCAGAAGCCGAGCGTCGTGTACGCGCAGATCGCATCCGGCACCCATTCGATGTAGCTGTCGGTGTTGTCGAACAGTGCGATCGGCGAGCGCAGCAGCATCACACCGAAGTCGTCTTCCTTGTTCTTCGATAAGATCATCGGCTTGGCTTCGCCGAGGAGCGCGAGCTGCAGGAGTTGTGCGCCGACGGTCTTGCCTGAGCCTTGCGTGCCTTCGACGATCAACAGCGGCTTGGTCGGCATCAGGTCGGGGAACGCGAGCGCGAACACCCAGACCGTGAGCGCCTGTCGCTGCTGTTCAGGCGTCATGCCGCCGAAGCTGACCGGCGCGAAATTCAGATTCGTTAGCTTGTCAAACAAGATCCCGTGCGGCGCGATGCTGGGCTCAGCGGTAACGCCGCCGTCGTCGTCGATGAAGAACACGTTGTCGTCGCCGTTGTTCATCTTCGTCGGAAGTCCACCCCCGTCGATCTTCCACATGGTGCCGTCATACGACGACATGTAGACGGTCTTGGAGGCGTTATCGAACATCACGAATCGGCGCAGCTCGCCGTCGATCGCGTTCATCACGCCGAAATCGATCAGCGAAGCGAGGATGAATTTTCCAACCGGCGTCGTCTGCGACAGACCGTAAACGTGGTTCAAGTATGCCTGCACGCGCTCGCTGCTTTTGCTTAGCGGCAACATCTCTTGCGCCATCCCGAGATAGGCATAGAGCGCACCCTCACGACTACGGATGACGCGCGTACCGGCCATCACCTCAGCCTCGATAAAGTAGTTCCAGATCGCCATGTTGCGGGCGTTGGTGTTCGGGTACGCCTTCGAAAACAACAACCCGTGAACCTTCATTCGATGCCGCGCACACAGGTCGTTGGTCACCATCATGAGGAGCCCGCGAAGCTAACACGCACGTCCGACAGGCTTGTCGGACCCACGGGATAGGGTGCTTGCGTGACGGTGAACCACAGAATCAGCGGAACCAAGCGCATCGACTGGTACCTCGGCGATGTGCAGGTGGTCGCACCGATCATCGGCGTACCTGGTCTGAAGATGATCAACAGCGCGACGTGGCAGCTGCATCGCAGTCACCTTCCACTGCTCGCACATAACGACGCCGCAGCGCGAATTCTGATGCTGGCGATGAAACCGGATTGGGGGGCGCGAAACCTCACGACCGAGCCGCTGGGTTTCACTCTCCGCAACGTACAGCACGCGGGCATCGACTACATCACCCAACGAAAAGGCGTGCTGCTCGGCGACGACATGCGCGTCGGCAAGACGTTGACGTCCATCATGAGCCACGACCCCGCGTCGGGCCCGATCGTCATCATCTGCCCTGCGATGGTGCGGCCGGTCTGGATCAGCTGGCTCTCACGAGTATTCCCTGACGAGCCGATCGGCGTGATGACCGGCCACACCTTCGACCACAAGGCTCTGCAAAACCGCATCATCGTTGGCCATTACGACATCCTGCCGTGGTGGCAGTCGGCGATGCGCATCGGCACGCTGATCTTCGACGAGGCGCACACGCTGACCAACCGCAAGTCGAAGCGATCGAAGGCGGCGATTTTTCTCTCGATGCGCGCGGAGCGCGTAATCGCTGCCACCGGTACGCCCATCTGGAACATGCCGCCGGATCTGTGGAATGTGTTGGGGCTCGTAGCCCCCGGAGCCTTTGGGGGCTTCCACGATTTCGCGTATCGCTACGGGCTGCCGGTTCCGACCGCGCACGGCACGAAGTACACCGGCATCTCTAATGAGGAGGAGCTGAGCGCCCGGCTCTCCGAGGTCATGATCCGCCGGCGCTGGGTCGATGTCGCGGACGACTTGCCGCCGATCACTCGCTCGGTCTCGCTCGTCGAGCTGGACGATGTGCAGCGCCGGAAGCTCGACATCATCGCGGCGTCGCTCCGTGAAGCGAAGGGCACGCCCGCGACGACGATCGGTGTGCTCTCCGCATATCGCGAGAAGCTGTCGACGATCAAGCGGGGCGCGTGCGTGAAAGAGGCGACCACGATCCTTGATCGCGGCGAGCCCGTCGTCCTGTGGACGTGGCATCGGGCGCTCGCGGAGCGGATCGCGGCCGATCTCGGGTCCCGTGCGTTCCTTCTGACCGGCGACGTCCCGAACAACAAACGCGACGAAGCGATCGGCGGCTGGAAGGAGCGCCCCGCAGCGGCGCTCGTCTGCACGATGTCGGTCGCGCAGGTTGGTCTCGACTTCTCGCACGCGCACCTAGCGATCTTCGCTGAGATCGACTACACGCCGGCCATTCTCGCGCAGGCCGAGATGCGCACGTACTCGCCGCTGCGCCCGATGAGCATCACGTTCATTGTCGCTGACCACTTCATGGACCAGCGGATCGTCCTCGCGCTGACGCGCAAGTTGTCAGCAGCGGATCCGCTCGGCGTCGGCGCCGCGAACGATGCAATTTCCGCATTGCAGTTCGCTATTCACGGCAAGCCTGAAGAAGCTGACCTCGGCAAGATGCTCGACGACTGGCTTGCCGCGTGAATGTCAGACCCCCCGTGTAAGGTCGTCGCGTGTTCAAGACCTCGTGTTTTCTCTGCGGTGCGGCCCTCAAAGCGGTCGACGACGATCTGCAGGAACACCCGAGCACGCCGGACTGCGACGTTCGCCATACCGATGCGTGGGGCGTCGCGATCACGCAGGTCACCGTCGACGGCAAGCTGAAGCTGGCGATCGATGACCCCGAGCAGTACGAGTTTCAGACGTTCCCGTTCGTCGACGTCATACTCGAAGACATCTTCGCGCAGCTCGGGCTCCCGCGCCTCGGCGGCATGTCAACCGGTCGCGGCTGGTCCAGCTTCTCCACGTTCCAGCGGTGCCCGTATGCGTGGCGTCGCAAGTACGTCGACAAGATCAAGCCGGCGTTCCTCATCGAGAGCCCGAGCCTGGCGATCGGCTCGCTCGTCCACACGTTCCTCGCGGTGTTCTACACACAGATGATCGACTCGAAGTACCCGCTCACGCCCGAGGCGATTTACGACCACACCAAGGCGCAATGCAATCCAGAATTTGTCGACAAGTCGTGGCGGATGTTCGTCGGCTACCGGCTCTACTTCAAGAACGAGAAAATCACACCGCTCGCCGTCGAGCACGATCTCAAAGACCCGCGCACGGGTGAGAGCTGCCGCTACGACTTGGTGGCGTTCTTCGCGGAGTGGGAAAACGGGCGCGCACCAGGCACGTACATCATCGAGCACAAAACCGCGAGTCGGTTCGATGCTGATGCACTCGATGGTTGGGTTAACGATGGCGAGGTCATCGGCGAAGTCGCGTTGTGGAAGCATCTCGGGCTCGACCTGCGGTTCGGCAAGCTCAAGGGCGTGATCGTGAATCTGCTTGGCAAGCACAAGGAGCCGCAGTTTCACCGCACGATCGTCGCGCCCGAGTCGTGGCAGATCGAAGCGCACCTCGACGATCTTCGTCGGTGGGAAGGGCTGATCCAGCTCTCGCGCTCGTCGAACAATTTCCCTCGCTCGCGCAACGGCTGTATCGGGCGCTACGGCAGGTGCGACTATTTCGACCACTGCGCCACAGGAGAATGACGTGTCACCCGTTCTCGTAGAAGCCAAGCGTTACATCTATCTCTACGGCACCGTCACCGACACCACCATCGAGCCGATCGAGCTGATCCGCGATCTCACCGCGCAGCTGGAGAAGTACGAAGGCAAGCCGCCGAAGAAACCCAAAGCCAACTCCGCACGATGATCGTTCCCGACCACCCCGACGACCTCTTACTCGATCCGGACTTCAAACCGTGTCGCGACGAGCGGTGCCCGGAACCTTCCCTGCACGCGGAGCACAACGTTCCGGTCGGGCGTGGTCGTCAAACTCGTCGCTGTCCGATCTGCAGTAGCCGTATCATCCACGTCCCGCGTAAGTGGGCGTCTTGCTCCAAGTGCTCTTGGCGCATCAACAACCAAGCGAAGGAATCCAGCTGTGCGTGAAATCAACCTCGATCAACCAACGGACGTGATGCCGATCAACACGTTCCTCACCTACGGTGACAGCCGTACAGGCAAGACCACGTGGGCAGGATCGTTCCCGCGCCCGGTGTTCTTTTCTGACGTCTCCGAGGGCGGCTGGGATTCGCTCGCGAACATGGAAGACGACCAGCTCTTCGAACCCGGTGTGCGCCCGCTCGTGTGGGGCATCGAGGAGATGGCCGATATGCTCAAGGCCCGCGAGAAAGCGATCCCGCTGATCCAGTCGGGCCGCATCCGCACGATCGTCGTCGATTCGCTCTCGTTCTACAGCGACCTGTTCCTGAACTTCCTCGTCGGTATGCAGACGAAGAAGGACATGCGGGCCGCGTACGGCGACCTCGGCAACCACTTGCGCGATCTCCGCGTGAAGACCCACGCGCTCAACGTCAACGTGGTGTGGCTCTGCCTCGCCCGTCACCCGGATGACGACGTCCCGACGGGCCGACCGATGATCCCTGGCCAGCAGGGCGACAAGTTCATGGCCGGCGTCCATTACATCTTCCACTCTCGCGTCGACCAGAAGAAGCAGGGGCAGATCACGCTGCCGCCGGTCTTCGAGATGCGGACGAAAAAATACTTCAATTACATCGCCGGTAACCGCCTCGGCGGTCGCGCGATCGATCTGCCCGATCCGCTCGTCGGCGACTACGAGACGATGATCACCGCGCTCGGTTACGACGCGGACGCGATCCGCGCGAGCATGCCGAAGTTGCCGGCGCCCGGCGCGAAGCCGGCGATCGTCCAGAATGCGCAAGCTCGTCCTGTTGTTACGCAAGTCGTTGCGCGCCCTGCGGCCCCCATCGTTCGTCCGGCAGTTCGCCGATAGCGGCTGATGTCGGACCCCTGTTGTAGAACCCTTCACACACGTTCCCTCTGATCAGAGAAAAAGGAAAAAGGAAATGGCGAATCAGCAGCAAGCGGTCGATTTCGAAGTACAGATCAACACCGAAGGCGTTCAGGAATTCGGTGG